TCGTGGAGTCTGCTAAGTGCAAGTTTACCCACAGACAGACACATACGATGAGCGGCCGGCGAACAACATCTTGCTCGTGCGGGCATTCCTCGGCCGCGAGGACAGGTTGGGTCGTCGTGTGATGGGGATTCCACTTGGGCTGGAGAAGCCTGCCGTGCCAAGCCCGTTGCAGTTCTTGATGGGTGCAGTCTTTCTGGATGCCTTCACGGCTCCTACGGGGTAGCGTATGTCCGAGCGTATCCGCCGAGCTAATCCGAGGGAAGTCTGGGAGTATGGCTTCGGCTCACCAGCCCTGGACACGAGGCCGTCTCCCTATTTACAGCCGCCAGGTACGTTCTCTCGCTTGACCGGGGTGGACGGGAGGTACTTCCAACGCCTGCGGAGGTTCCCTGGCTTCTACGAAGAGGCCACCCTTCCATCCCAGGCGGAGGAGTTCTGGGACCCCGCCGACGGCGACTACGGTGTAGACAAGGACTACACCTTCGGAGACTCGGCCGGTAACAAGCACTACCACTACTTCTGCATCCAGGAGGAGACGAACCGTTCCGGCCTGCTTAGGGGCATTATCTTCTTAGGGCAGGACCACAACTCGAAGACGAGCTTGTACGCCTACTACTACCGGACTTCTACGAGTACGACCCAGTTGCAGAAGATCGGCTACGTCGATGGGGCTGCTGGCTCGACTACGGCAATCTCCTACATCGGGATGTCGCACAACCACCGGCATATCTTCGTCGTAGGGCAGTTGACGGATGGCACCTCCATTGATCGGGCGTTCCGGTTTAACTATGATGCCGTGCCAGCGAATGAGTCGTGGGTGGGCTGGCTGATCTCACCCTCTGAGCCTGGGTTAGCCCCTGACAATACGTTTCTGAAGGACAGTCCAGTCTCCGGTGACTATGGGCATTATAACACACAAGTGGCTGGAACAACCGCCGGAGGGTGGTTGCAGAACGGTCAGCGATATGGATTTGCTTACCGCCTTGTCTGCCCAGAGCAAGACATGTATGGCCCTTTGAGCGACATCTTAGAACTAACTGCTGCCACTAATTCTTACGTGTCCGGGTTCAGGACGAATGCTTTAGGCACCCCGGCAAATCACGGACTTGTATTTGCAGCCACCGCCTGGGCTACTAAGAGATACATTGAGTATTGGCGTACAGTTGGTTCAGGTTTTGGAGACATCAGCAGGATCGGCTCGCTCTACTTGGAACGCCGGCAGGAAATAAACATTACTGCCTATGCTGGAGGTGACCGGTTCATAGCTTTCTGGGGAGTTCGCCAGGGTGGCTTTGATGCTGCTGGCCCGTTCTTCTTTCAGACTGCGATGGTCTTCCCTCCGAGTGCAAACGCCAACGCGGGCTTGTCCGATACGGCTATGGCCAGCAGGCTAGCACTTGATCCGCAGGAAACCCGCTCGTTTGTCACCTTGCCGCCAGGTAAGAGGATCGCCCACTACGAAGGCTTGCTCGTCTTGGCCACCGACACGGTGGGTAGTGGCGATGAAGGCCCCGATACAGAGACTTTGAGGTGGTCCACCGTCAATAGGGATCGGCAAAACCTCTTCCCCTTGGAACATTACAAAGCACCGGAGGATTTGTCCGACTCCTTCAAAGAGTTAGTGCGTGCCGGGTCGTTCCTGGCGGCGGTGATGGACAACCACATCTTCCGTATACATAGGTCTGGGAGTCGGGTCTCAATAGACACGTTGCACAACCGGCACGGGGCATCCAGCCGTCACGGCATCCTGGCCATCGGGACGAACTTACTTATGGTGTCGCCCGTCGGCCTCTTACTTGTAGACTTGGGTTCGGGGCAAGTGGATGTGCTGTCAGCTTCCCAGCACAAGCTGGACAAGACGACCGAGTGGCGTGCTTCTTTGGAGGACGTGCAGGCAGCCTATGACTCGCGTATCGGGGCTGCCATCTTCCACAATCCGACCGAGGACGAGATGCTCCTGGTCTGGATGAATGAAGGCGTCCTTACGCACCTGGAAGACTGCCCGTGGGATTGGATTCTTACGGGGTCGGACTTCACCAACGGGGGCGTGACGAAAGCCCTCTTCATAAATGAGGCGTCGAAGCGTATATTCTCCGTCGATGTGGACGGCTCTGCCGATACGGCGACGATGAATGGTGGGGCTACCGGGCCGGACTACAACGGAGTCGTCTCGACATATGCAGGAGCAGTCATCACGCCCTCTGGCACACCGGCCCTGCCGACGGACAATTCCCTCGATGGATTCTACGTCCACTTCACGGTCAAGGAAGACGGCACGGAGGTCACTGGGGTTACGGGTGAGCGGAGGACAATCTCCTCCACGAACGCTACGACATTCACGATGAACAGTGCCCTGAGCGGAAACCCGACTGGGGTGCAGTATCATCTGGCCCCTATCCCGTTCAAGGTCAGTCTTTCTCCTGTAGGCATGTCCTCAGAGGGGGCGATGGACGCCTTCTCCGTTAAGAAGGTACGGGGGATGGGAGCCCTCTGGAGGGAGCTATCCGGGGATACGACGGGGGCATTCTGCAACTACCAGCTTTTCGAGGACGACTCGGATACGGCGGAGCGGACGGCCTACGCTGACATAACGACTGTGCCGGCCCATACTTATTGGTCTGCCCCGCATAGGGGGACGGTCATCGTGCCTGGGATGGAGTGTTGCTGGAGTAACTTGACCTTTGAACTTCTAGGGTGTATAGTACAGGGGTCCGAGGAGGCGTCCCGCAAGGATAGATAGTATGAGCCTTGTTGATACTCTAGCTCAATTCGGCGTGCCCTTAGCCCAGGCCGGTCTCGGCTGGGCGGCCTCCGAAGAGATCGAGAAGAAGGTGCCGCAGATCGGCGATGCCCCCATGCTCGGCTGGAACTCCAGTTGGTACACTGGCGAGAAGGGCAATGCCTACTCTGCTGGGGGCGGCCATCGCGTCGAGGTTCCTACTTCCTTACAGGCCACTTTGCCGGAGAAGCTCCAGGGGGGCATGCCCTCCTTCTTGCAGCCGGAGGAAGCCCAGGCGTTAGCGTTATCCGACCTGGCACGGACTACGGCGGCGGCTAAGACTGCCCACGATAGGTCCGTCAAGGGCCTGATGAACTTGGGCAAGCTCTTGCAGGAGTTGCCTGGCGTCCGTGAAGCAGGAGAGCAGGAATTCCTTGGCACCCGCCAACGGGGCCTTGCAGCCTTCAAGGACGCCGGCCAGAAGGTAGACGACCTCCTCTACCGCTCGAAGTCATTGAAGCAAGAGGTTCTTGGCCCTGCCATGACCCAGCTCAAGGGTGCCATGCAGGCCATGACGACCTTGCGGGAGCAGACCCGTTCTGGCTTGCTGGATATGGCGAGACAGGTCACGAACGAGGTGGCTTCGATGATGGGGGCCGCCAGGCAGTCCATCGACGCTGACATCCAGACTGCCATCGACACAGAGAGAGATGAGCTGTCAAAGTTGGGCATGGGGCCGGAAGCCCTGGCCATCTCGGAGAACTCCATCCGATTGACTGGTGGGGCTGCAATGCGGCAGATGTATAACGCCCTCGTCGGCCAGGAGTCCTCCCGTATGATGGACTTCATGCTGCGAGTGGGTGAGCAGCTTTCACAGGCTGACCAGCTCATGCAGTCGGGAGTAGTCTCCATTGCTGGCTTGGGTGTCGGAGCAATCACGCAAGCCGTACTAAGCTCTGCCGATTTGCAGAAGTCCGCCGTCGTGCTGAATAACAGCCTGAAAGAAGCACAGGCGAACTATGACTTGAATGCCACTATCGCAATGGAGAACTGGATCGGCCAGATGCGGATTCAGGAACTCTCAGGCAACTACGACTATGTGGCGGCTAATATGGCCGTCGGGCCGGAGCCTGTAGCTATCCTCAGCACGACCTTACTCGGCATTCAGAATGCGTTTAAGTCTGAGGCGTATCAGGCATGGGCCACGAAGGCTGGCCTTGACATCAGTAACTTCGCCAACGCGACGGCACCGACGATGGCGTGGCTCGGAGGGGCGATGACCGGCCTCGGGTCCTTCTCATCGGCCTGGCAGACGCAGAAGTCCTACGACGCAGCCCAGGACCAGGCCGACGCCATGACTGAATCCGCCTGGATAAGTGGCGGCCTCGGTTTGGGTGGCGACCTACTTGGGGCCGGCATCGGTGCCGGTAGTGGTGGCGGTAGCAGTGAGGGCGGCGGTGACTAGTCTGGCCTCTTCCGTGGAATAGGATAGAAGAAGTGGCAACGCAACCCAATCCATCCATGATTCAGATTCCGACGGCTGCTCCGCCTCAAGTGCCCGGCGTAGGTGGAGGCGGGGGCGGTGCCAGCGTAGGCATGAACATCCAGGCCCTCTTCCAGAATGCCCTCCAGCAGCAACAGCAGCAGGCCGCCCAAGCCCGCGCTGTCGAAGCACAGGCTCGGCAGACCAACGCTATGGCCCAGATCAACCTCGTCCAGTCTGGGTTTGACGCACTTGGGCGAGGCATCACGGAAGGCATTAGGGAACGTACTCGCAAGCGTGAGCGGCAGGAAGACATCGACTTCAAGCGGGAGCAGCTCCAGTCCCAGCGTGAGACAGCCCTGGACGTAGCAGAACTCCAGACTGCCCCAGCGATGAAGAGGGCCAACCTCGCTGAAGAGCAGTTCGTAGCAGAGAAGGCTGAGCTGGCCCAGCAGCACCGGATCGCTGCCGCAAAAGATAACGTCCTGCGTGCCCAGACGGGCTACAATATGTACCGGAATGAGTACAATAACAGCTTGAAGCTCATCTTTGGCGGAGGTACGGAAGTCGGACCTGGCGGAGAAGTAGTCGCCGGCCCTATGTCCGGCTTAATGACTGGCTTGCAGGCTGCATCGGCGGAGGGCAACCGCGAACAAGTGGCAGCCTACATGAATACTCTGACTCTTACAGCTAGGAACATGCAGGCCCTCTCGGAGAAGATGTCCACCTACGGGCAAGACATACTCAAAGCTCAAGCAGGCGTAGTAGCAGCGGAGCTTGGCGTCTCAACCGAGGACGTGCTGAACACGCCGAAGGGCGAGCCCCTACGAGACGCTGAAGGTAAGCCTGTGTTCGATAGTGCCCAGGACTTCAGGCTTACTACACAGGCAACGCTGGCTGATGCCATCGTAGCTGGAGCACAGCACGCCTCCGACTCTGGCCTGGCCATCCACGATACGGCAGTCGTTACGTCCAAGATTCGGGCGGAGCTGGTACGGACGCAAGACATCCTCCAGTCGGCATCCAAAATCTACACTAAGGGGCTGTTTCACCAGCGAGCGGCGGACGGGCTTGGCCGATTCATCTTGATGGGTGAGTATGCCGACACCGAAGATGCCGTGGCCGCACTCGGACGAGTCATGGGCGAAATCTACGGCAGCGAGATGGAGCAGAGCCTTAACAACCTCATCTCCTATGTGAAAGACCCGCAGGCGAATCCTGTTACGCTCTCACACTACATCGGGATGAACAACCTCAACGGGGCCTTAGAGTCTCTGACGCAAGAGTTACCGTCGCGTCTGGACTACTGGCGTGCCGGCGGCAAGAGGGAAGAGCACCCTCGGGGCAAGGAGATGACCGAGGAAGAGCGTGCGGCAATCTCGGATGTGATGCCGACCGAGGCGGCATTCGAGGCCCTACGCCAGGACTTCCGCGATGCTGGCCTGGGCGCACCTTCAGATGCCAAGATTCGCCAGATGATGTCCTCCGGTACTGCCGTTCGTAACGCCGACAAGATGATGGAGATACTTGCCACCTTGTCCGCTATCACGTCCAGGACGGCTCCAGTCCTGGCCGAGGAGGCGACGAGGAACATCGTCTCGCTCTTGGCCCCTGAGAACGTGGAGGCCGCCGTCGAGGAAGCATTGGCGAAAGGCTCAGTCGGGGCCGGGCCGGAGGACGTGTTGCTACGTATCCTTGGGCCATCACTCTTCGACGATGCGTATGCCGAAGCCCGCCGAAACATGGTGAAGGAGTTGTCGCCGCAGCTTGACTTCGACCTCGGGCCGTTTGGGCGGCCGGCGTTTGCTCCTACGACTACTGCGAGCGGGATTGAATTACCTCCTCTTGCCGAGCCGGGGTTCTTGGTGGCTCCAGGCCCTACACCATTAGAACAAGAAGCCAACGAGGCGTTCTACAGGATGATGGGCGAACGAGAAGATAACCTACTTACTATAGGCGGGGCAGGGGAAGAGGAGTCTGGTTTCAACTTCGAGGATGCTGGCGGCCCGTACACTGCCTACCAGGAATACTACATCCGACCCGACGAGAGGAAGAAGAAGAAAAGGAAGTAGACGATGGGATTCGCAGGCTGGGCAGGAATTGCGTTACTCTGGTCCTTGGCATCGCAGGGAATCCCTTGGGCCATCAGGGCTATCGAAGAACACTACGCCGGCAACTTGACCGCTGAGGATTTGCTTGCTAGAGCCCAGCAGGCAGAGATACTTCAGCGGAAGCAGGCCAGGTCGGCGTTGGCGGCGAACGAGACCTTCCGCCAGACTACGGAAGAGGGTGCCGACCGCTTACTCCGCGAGGGTGAGATGCAACTGGCACAGATGGGCTTACGCTCACGCGAGACAGGCTACCTCTCACCCTTGGCCGAAGAGGCCCGCCGTCGGGGCATCGGCCTCGACAAGATGATGTCGGCGGTCTCCGGCCATAAGCTGATGCCGAGTGACTACCTCAATGGAGTGCCTGCCCAGAAGGACCCTGCTGTGAACGAGTGGTTCGGCTCTCGTGGAGTCCCTGTCGTGCGGAGATTGTAGAATGGCAGACCAACCACTTCCCGTCGATCCGACCAAGCCGTTCTATCCTGGGGCGACTATCGCTTCCGGCCTGAAGAACAGCCTCTTGGCGTTCTACCAGAATCCGTCTAAACAGACGATACGTGCTCTCCTGACTGACGCTCAGTTGAACGTGCCGGAGAAGGCATTTCCATACATCCAGAAGGCTTTGCAGAAGTTCAAGACGGGCCTTATCCGTCTGGACGAGTCACAGTTAGGCAAAGCCCTTCGCAAGGTTATCTCGGAGAAGATTCCTGGTGCGACCAAAGGTATTGCCGCCGGCCTCGGACAGACCTTAGAGTCGGAGATGACTGCCGCCGAGGCCAAGGCAGCACGGGCTACAGCAGGGCGTGCGGGCGGGCTAAAAGCCGCCACAGTCGAGCGAGACCTGCAAGCCTTCACGAAAGCCCTGGCTTCCAAGAACCCGGAGAAGGCTCAGGCCATCTTCACCAGGATGGCCCAACGGCTGAACCTGCCCAAGGGAGCCGGAGATTTGGTCGGGCCGGCAGCAGGGAAACCGCTACAGCGTGCTATCCAGGAGATCACGACCAGCCTGCCCGCTACACCAGCACGGGCGGCGAAGGCAGCACGATTGGGTGCAATGACGGTCTTCCAAGCGTATACGGGAGCCGCAACGCCTAAAGACCTGGAGAAGTTGGACCCCGCCTTCAAGCGTTTGACGAAAGCGGTCGGCCGCGATGTGGCTTCCCTGAAGTCCAAGATTCCAGCCGGAGTACAGAAGGCCGCCGGTAAGGTTAAACCTGCTACGTTGGGGCGTGTGCTGAAGGAGCCTATTGCCGGCACGGCCGCCATGATGCGGAAACACCCCTGGCTTCCTGGCGTTGCTGGCTTTGCCGCCGGGGAAGCAGTAGGCGGCGTCGTCAAGACCGGCCTCGAAGCACGAGAGCGTGGTCTTGCTCGCCAGCAGGAGAACGAACGCTTGGCTGAACGCCTGGCCTCACTCCTCCCATCTTCGAGTCAGATGGTCCGCGAGGCAGAGATCGAGGAGGCCCTGCTACAGCGGGCACGGAGGGTCGCCCAGTCCGATCCTGGTGTGTTGGCACACCTAGCCTCACAGTATAGGGACTTGCCCAGGTCGTCCTTGCCCGAAGGTGCAATCATGCTCGGACAGGGTGGCGTAGGCGGAGAGCAAGCGGCAGGCCAGCCAGATTTGTCACAGCTCCCACCTGAGCTGATTGAGCAACTGCTAGGAGCGTAGTCATGGCTTGGAGTCCACTCAGTCGTAAATGGGGGAGCCAGTTCAGGCTGACCGATGAGAACGCTGCCCCTACGCTTATACCGCGTGGGTCGGCACAAACTACACCCACCTCGGCGGCTACGACTTCGACAAGTGGTGGAAGGACAGTACGAGTGCTGCCAGGCCGGAGCCAGACTTCACTGCTACCTCCGCAGCCGATTGACCTTAGCGGGCTTACGCCGAGCCAACTAGCCCGCCATCGCGGCATGTCTCAGATGAAGCCGGAGGACCTCTTCGGCGGTACAAGTCCGGCTCTCTCGCCAGAAGCACAGGCAGCACAAACTCTAGGTGCAGCCGGTCTTTCTCTCGACCAGGGGAAACTCCTTGGTGATCTCGCGACGAGGTGGCAGCAGGACCGTACCGCCCTGGAGGAGGCTCTCCTGGCACAAGGCTACGATACGTCACTTCAAGGTGTTCATCTGGATGAGGCCCTCGGGCTAGATACTAGAACGATGAACTACCTCTCGGCCTTGGAGCCGGACTTGGCCAATGAAGTATACGGGATGCTCCTGTACCAATCATCAGGAGGAGCAGTGGGTAGTCCCGTGCCGGACATCTTCACTGGCCCTTCGGCGGAGGCTATGGCGGCGGCGAACAAGATCATCGGCCAGGACATCTACCAGCCCGCCGACTTCTACTTCGGGGGAGTGCAGGATGCGGCCCATACTCCTGGCGGGCGGTTACAGACCGTCACGAATTGGTATCAGAACAACCTTGGCATGTCCCAGGAAGACTTCGTGCGGGACATCCTGTACCAAGGACAAGGCACGGCAGCCGACATCTACGGTGGAGTAGAGGGGTGGATTGCGAACCAGTGGGCCGTCGCACAGGCGGCCGGGGCTAACCCTTGGGAGTTCGTCCAGGTCACTACGAATGAGTTGGAGAGGGCGGCCCAGACCTGGAAGGAGGAGCAAAACCTCTTTGACTTGTCTGAGGGAGCTACTACTGGAGAGACAGATGATACGGCAAGTATTGTCTCGGCCATCATTAGCTCACTGGCCGACGCCGGGCTTCTCGGCTCAAGCGGCCTCAACGAAGACGCAATCCGTCAAGCTCTAATGAGTAGTGGCCTGAAGGACTACACGGCTGAACCTGGTGCCGCTACGGCCGGCATGTAAGGAGTAGTATGTGTCTACGCTGCCGACGTATTACTCTGACTCTCCCTTTGAACGACCCACACTTCTTGTCTCCAACATACTCAGAGGAGATGCAGGTGGGGCCGCACGGGGCTTACTTGCACCGGAGACACTCTCACCCTCACAACGTAGGACAGTAGCGGACGAGTTCGGCGTCGGGCAGGGCAATACCCTGTATGACTTTGCCTTACGGACCATTACGAACCCGGTCGTGCTCATCGGGGCTATCCTGGCCTTGCGGTATCCAATCGCCCGTGCTGGGGAGATGCTTCAGTACGCCAAGGGGTTAGAAGGGCTTCGCCGACGTGTCGGGCCAATCATGCGTCGTGTCGGAGCCATCGACGAGATATTCCACGGCATACCCACTACCATCTCGGGCAAGAAGACGACGTTGCCGGAGGCGTATAAGGGCCTACTCCGCGAGGTGGAGACCTTCCGCCGGACGCATGCGGATAAGATTGCACAGTCCATCATGCGGGCGGAAGAGTCTGGCTTCTCCTTCGATGTGCGTAACCAGATACTTCTGTCGGCACGGCTGGCAGGGCTGGATGTGTCGAAGGAGGCGAAGGGTGCTATCTTCCAACCTATCCGGTTCAGCAAGGCCGGCGAAACCCTCGTAGCAGAAGTTCGTGGTCATCTCGACGAAATCTATGACAAGGTGTTCGGCACCCTCCAGCAGAGGATGGTCCTCCTTGACAAGCAGTTGAAGAAGGTTGGGCGAAAGACCGGCCGCCAGAAGAAGCCCTCCAGCCTTGCCTCCGCCTTGGACGAAGGCGTGGTAGACACGGATGCAGCCTCGAAGGCACGGTCGTTGGGAGCCCAGAAGGGTAGCCTGTCCAAGTCAATGGCGGCCCAGTTGGCGGCGTCTGGCTTCCTGGAGCCCGAGCAGCTCGTCCAGATGGCCAAGAAGTCCAAGAAGCTCAGAAACTACTTCCCCTTGAAGTCTGTCCTGTCGGAGCAGGAATTCCAGCAGATGACTATGAGCCTGGTCGAACAGGCCGGCGGCAAGGAGGGGATGTTCGGGCAGCAGGCACTTAATGCCGCCACGATGGTCTCGACCGGGCACGTCCTGCCACGAGAGGGCGGGATGCTGCCACGGATCAAAGACTTGGAGTTGGTGAAGGACATGCTCCGGCCTGGCAAGCTGGAGCGGTTCACCAAAGTCGCAGGGGATCGTAGTCTACGGCAGTACAGCCTACGGTTCATGCCGGTGATGTCCTCCTACATACATAGCTTGGCGAGGGCCTGGGGCTGGACCTTACAGGGGTACGGGACAGGCATCCGCAAGTCCGTGGACGCCTTGGCACAATCAGGGGCCGATGGGGCAGTCCGTGCCTCCATGATGCGGGACACCTACATCCCCTTAGCCCTGGGGAGGCAGACGTTCAGGCAGGCGATGGCTTCCCTACGCTGGTCTGACCGCAAGGTGAGGCTGGCGGAACAGCTCCTCGGCAATGCGGCCACGAAGGCGGAGCCGGCCAAGTGGGCGAAGCTCGTGCCGGAGAACATTCGGCAGTGGGTGGCCAACGCCCTCACTGAAGATCGTGGGCTCCTCTCGCTGAAGAACATCTCGGGCCGGACGGCAGGGTACTTCTACTTGTCGGCCCTGGGTGGCAATCCGGTCTCTGCCTCGTACAACCTGATGCAGTTGCTCCTGACGACGGTGCCGGCTATCGGGCCGAAGTGGACGGCCGAGGGACTGAAGAGGACGTTCGAGAAGGCACCTAAGTATTTCGAGAGCCGCTTCTCTGGCTTGACGCACGACGCCGCCCTGGCCAAGGCGTACCCGGAGTTCGCCGAGGCTGGCCTCGTCTCGGCCCCACTAGCGGAGGAGGCGATTGCCAAGAGTCTGAACCAGGCGTGGGAGGTCTCCCTCCAGATGCAGACGCCCATCGGCCGGAAGTCCGAGAAGGTGAAGGAAGCCCTAATGGCTCTCTTCCAGGCGTCCGAGACTACAGTGCGGCTGGCCTCCTACGAAGGGGCAGCAGCCAAAGCCGTAGCCGAGGGGCTGAAGGGGCAGGACGTGTCCTTCTTCGCCCGACGAATTACGGAGATGACGCAGTTCTTGGGCGGGCCGGCGAACATCCCTGCCATGATGGCCGGCTGGAGCCCCGCCCTCAAGCAGTTCGGCATCTTCCCCTTTAGGACGCTGGAGTATGCGATTGGGCCGGCTACGGAGCTGGGATCGGCTGCCCAGGCTGGCCTTGGTGGGAGGAACTGGGGCACGTTGGGGAGGATGCTGGCCACGTCCGGCATCACCTACGAGGCAGGCAAGACCCTGCTGGACCAGGACTTGACGCACGGCCTGCTCTTCGGGGCCTTACCCATCCCACATGAGAGGCAAGTAGGCTTCCCCTTACCGTTCATACCGCCCGTGCTGTCAGTAGCCGGGGCGGCTGCTTCGGATGTGCTGACGGGCAAGTTTGACCGGATGCGGTATTCCCTGCCGCTTCTCTTCCCTGGCGGGCTGGCGTTGGCCCGTGGGTCACAGATGTTTGCCCCGGAGGTAGCCAAGCTAGTTGGGCGTGGATATGCTGACTACTCCAACCGGCTGGAGGACGGGCGGATTCCTGTCTATACGCCTAGCGGGTCCCTGCGTGGGTATATGTCGCCGTTCGAGCTATTCGCCGACTCGGTGGGGATTGCCGGGGGTCATCCTGGCAGCCGTATGGAGAAGGAGCTGGAGCGGTATCTGATCTCGCAGAGGGACCGGATTCGGCAGTACCGCAGATCATACCTGGATGCCCTGGTCGAGAACGACTATGCGGCAGCCCAGCAAGTCCAGGACGAGTACGAGCAGGTGTACCCTGGGATGGGCGGCCTGAAGTTCAAGGAAGCCGACTTGAGAGCTGTGCATCGCCGGTACATGGTCCCCCGGATCGAGCTGATGCTTGAAACGCTCCCGCAAGAGGCACGGCCTGTCATGTCCTCCTTGATAGGGATGGCCATGATGGAGGAAGCCGACGAATTTATGGGAGTGGACCCCTACCTACTGCAAACGCTGCCGACGCCACGACTGCGAGAGCCCTGGCGGGAGGAGCAGCCTGGAAACCTCCTGGAGTACCTGTACCAGCGGAAGGCCAGGCAGGGCCTCGTGCCGGAGAGATCACAGGCCCAGCAGGGAGAGACACTGGGCCTACGCTTTGGGTATCAGGGCGGACAGGCACAGGCGTCAGCTCCGTTTGGGTTCGCTCCCAGCCGAAGTCAGAGTGGGTTCTCTTCCTTCTCCTCCTTCTGAGAGCATCCGAAAGGACAAGAAACGACATCACATACGGCTTTACCCTCTGGCTTACGCTCTACATAGAAACACTCGTGGCACTTTCCACACATAAACCGCACGAGAATAACCTTATACTCAACGACGAATCCGAAACCTGTGTTTTTGGCTTCTACCTGTCTTATTGCCATATCTATTCTCCTACTAGTTAGATGGGGGCAGGTGGACGTTACCCTGCCGTGTCATCCAGGCGGCAACGTCATATAAGTCTATGTCGCCGTCGTTGTCCTCGTCTGCCAGTAAGCAGCGGATCGTCACGACCTCGCCTGTGCCGGTATGGGTACGGGAGGGGCAGGGCACGCCTGGGCCGGAGTACCGCCAGCACCATTCCAGCCAGGGCCAGTCGGCTGCATCTACTGAGGCATCGAAGTTGAAGTCGCCCTGCATCCACCACTCGAAGGCCCCTATGTCCGGCCCATAATAGATAGTACGTGGCATGTAGCCAGTGAAGTCGGTTGGGCCGTGGTAGTCTACAAGCATAGGGGGCACCTGTGCCAACTCATACGTAGTAGTTGAGACAGTCTGCTGCTGCGGACAACTACTCCCTATCAGCAGTAGAAGTAGTAGAGTCATCTTCATCATGGGTGAAGTCTCCAACGAAGCGTAAGAGTTCGTCGCGGTCACGGAGGCCGGCGGCGAGATACCGCCGGGCCTTCAGGGACATCTCCAGGTAGCAGCGGTAGGAGGGCTTCCCCTCGCCCCTGTAGGAGGCCAGGTCCGCCATAGCTACTAAGAGGCTCTCCACGAGGTCGGTCGCCCGGTCCAGCCGCCGACGATACCGCTTGTACTGAGAGTTAGAGTGCTGATGCTTCATCATACGTTCTCCTCTAGCCACTCGATGATGACATCTCCGTGGCAGGGCTGGGGGTAGCACCAGCAGACAAGAATCTTACCAGCCAGTTTTCTCACGTCCTTCTCGAACTGTCGGTCAACTTGCATACGTCGCTGGAACCATTCCCTGTACTGGAGGATCACCTCTTCTCGTGTGCCGTTCGGCCCGATGTAGTAGGGGTTCCCAAACGTAGTCCCCCTATCTATCCAGCGGCACCTGCTACATTGAAGTATGCCTACAGTAGCCGAATTAGCCAGTCGCGTATGTGTACGAGGACTCGGGTTACTCAAGCCGTTCATGGGGCAGCCTCCATAAGTCGTGACGTTTCTAAGAGGTAGATGGCCTCCTTGCTGAGGCTCCAACTTGTGCCTTTCTGCCGGCGAATGATGAGGCCGGACTCGACATACTGGTTGCAGATGGCTCGCACTCTCTCATACGTGATGTTGGTCCTGCGTGCCAGGTCATCGGATGAGATAGTGCCGGCCTTCCACAACGCCCGTAAGAAGGCTAACGCTTCTGCTGGCAGTGAGTCGTAGCCTACTCTCACCACCAAGTCGAAGTCTTCCTTAGACCAGTCTTCGCGGTCGTCGAGGAAGGCTCTGGCCCCAGCCATCTGGTGCAACTGATGCAGGAGGCGTTTGGGTGTCTCTGGTGTGCTGAGTCGGCTCTTGACTGGGAGAGCCCTAAAGCGAGTCACAAGATCGGCAGTGGATAGGAGCCTCTCCGTCTCGGGGGAGTTCGGGTCGAGCATGGGAGGAGCCCAGTCTTTGATCGGCTTCTGTATCGGCAGTAGTAGGCGTTCCATCTCCTGTGCAAGTTCGAGACGCCAGACGGCCTTGCTGCCCGAGCGGTTCAGCATCTTCACGTCCTCTTTCCAGCGGACGTTCCTCGGCGGCAACCGTCGTCCAATCCGTAAGGAGATAAACCTTTCACCCAAGTTGAGGTTCGGGCTTGGAATCCAGTCGATCTCAGGCGTGACACAGGCTATGATCCCGAATCGGGCCGTGTACGGACAGAGACCCTTCGAGCCGAATGCCGCCGTGTAGCTCCCATCGAAGATAGCACGGAGTTGGCCCATGATGGCATCGAGGACCTTCGGGTCCTTCCGCAGTATAGCCGTGAAGTCCTTGATGATGAGGAGCTTCCCATCCAGCTCCGGTATCAAGGAGAAGTCCCGTCCGCTCTCATCCACCAATCCAGACACGAGTGAGTTCTGGGTCAGGGTGTCGATGGCTTGGGTGTAGTCCAAGGGCATGACCGGGCGGCAGATTTCTGTCTTGCCTACGCCGGGAGGGCCTTTGAGCCAGGACCAGACCAGCTCCGTCGCTTCCCCTAGCCTGACAGCAGCTATGGTGGAGGCGATGTAGTCCACGACTGGTAGGTCGTCTTGTCCAAGCCGGAGCTTCTTCCGGTACAAGTTGCGGAGCCGAGTCAGCGGGCTCGTTACTATGGGTTGTTCTGACATCTAGCAGCTCCTACGTAAGCGGAAGTGGTGGGGGGCAGGATGTACCCACCCCCCACCGTACCCATAGAAGGAACCGCTACTACGCCAGAGTCATGTCGGCGGCGTCCCACTGCTCCACCACGCCGTTGTCGAGTTCGACCTCGACCGTGCCGTCGTCATAGATGGCCGTGATGGTGCCCTCGGCCTCTTCGGGCGTGACCACCTTGTCCCCGACTGAGACCTCATCCCCGTCATCATCGTCGCTTGGGGCCTGGGGCTGGTCGTCGTCGTCGGGCGGGTCGGCCTGGCCATTGATGTAGGCACGAGGGTAGGTGCCTTGGGGCGTGACCTGCTGGGCCGTCACGACTTCGAGGTACTGGGTGCCCTCGTCGGCGATGTTGGCCATCTCCTCTGCACCTACGAGCAGATCATCGGTGGGGCCGACCACGGCCTCGATCTGGCCCTTGAAGAAGGGAAGGCCCTTCTCGGACGTGTTGCACGGGGGCGAGGAGAAGGACTTGCCGATGAGCTTGTCGGGGTCCGGGTCGGAGCATTCGCGGACGGCCGCGATCTCCAGGCGGAGGCTGGCGTAGGCTTCGCCGGCATTCTTGCCTTTCTCGAAGAAGCCACGACGGCAACCGACGAGGCGAGCGATGTACCTACCGGGCGGGGGGAACCAGCCGCCAGTGGGGGCCTGGGCCTTAGCGAAGGCTTCCTGGCGTTGCTTGGCCAACTGTGCAAATCGTCGCCGGTCGAAGCCGTCCCCAGCAGACGACTTGGATCGGGCCGGCTTCCCTGTGCCGGCGGACTTCGGCTGTGTAGCCTGGGGGGCCTTGGGGGCAGCAGTCTTCTTCTGCTTTGCCATGTGCTGTACTCCTACTGTAAGGGTTAGCTAACCTGCCACTTACACTTGTGGCAATGTGGGTTCGTCTGGGTACTTAGCCATCGCAATCTGGATGGATTCTCGAACGTCCTTACGGGCTCCGGCGTCGATGGCCTCTTGGGTGAGGGCCGTTTCGTGCAGACGCCAGCCCCGGCCGGTCTCGCTCCAGCGGAAGATGACTCCGACGCCAGGGCCGGTGTCACATCTGTATGGGCATCGTTGGCGTTGGAGCCAGTCTAACATTTCGGTGTCGGTTGGCATGGTCTTACTCCTTCTTCTGCTTGGGGGTGGCGGCACGGAGGCGTTTGCGAAGGCGTGGCTTGGCAGCAGCCTCAGATGCCGACTCGTCCGACTCATTCTTCAGTAGAAGCTGGCGTCTCTCCTCAACGGCCACGTCATAGGCTTGGGCGAACGCCACGTAGCCGCCGAACAGCGGCAGCTCGATTACCTCCTCGACGAGTGGGATGTGCTGCCTGGTAGGCGTGACGGCCTGACTGGCATCGAGGACGAGGGCATACTTGGAGACGTTGACTCCTCGCTTACGTCCGCCGATGACCTGGATGTCTACGTCATCTACACGCTCGATGACTCCACCATATTCGGAGTTGTTGTGGAGGTAGTCACGGATGCGGGGGGTCACGTCCGTCTCGCTATGGACGGTGGAGGTGCCATCCGTCCGTGTGAGTATCTTCTCCCGAATGTGACAGAGCACGCCCCAAGAATATCCCGCTGCATAGAGGGCACCAATCCATCCTGTGACGAACTTGTTGATGTCATCCCAGCCGGCACCTTCCATGCCTCGACGGGCGGCGTCCGCGACGGAGATACGGCCTCGGTCGTCCTTGAAGGTGAAGTAACCCTTCTCCCCAGTAAGGTGGGCACGGACGGCAGCGGCGAAGGAGTCGATTACGTCGAACCAAATCCGCTTGAATACCTGCCTGCCGTGGTGTGCGTCCGAGATCAAGTCACGGAAGAAGTCCTCATACTCAGGGATAGTCCGTAAGTAGAAGGCGTGGGTGCCGGGGGCGAAGCGGCCGACGGCGGAGGTCTTGTTCTCGAAGTCCAGGATGGCGGCCATAGGGTCAGAGCAGGCGAAGGTGGTCTTGCCCTCGCCGACTGGGCCGGCGAAGAACAGCCTCAAGTTGTCGTGCGGGACTGGGTTGAAGTCCCGGCCGCCTGCTGTAGCCAAGTTGGCGTACTTGGCCGGCAAGGCTGGGATGTCCAAGGCTTCGCCGGAGTCCAGCTCTAGTGTCTGGCGGGCCGGGGGTGACTTACGTTTGGCTGGTCGTTTCATTGGGCAGCTCCTTCTTAGTGGTAGTGGTTGGCATCTGGTCCAGGACCTTCAAGGGGAAGTCGCGGTGTTCTTGCTGATAGGGGCCGGACTCGGAGAGGAGGCCCCGCCAGTTCCTCGGGTGGTCATACTGGCACAAGGCCAAGTAAGGGCAAGGGTCCTTGCCGCCGATGCCCATACAGACGTACTTATTCGAGCAGCGGGGGTACTTGGCCAAGTCGATGTTGCCAGTGAGGAGCTTAGCTGTCTCCTCGATGTGGCCGAGGATGTCTCGTGGCGGGCGTTTCCCGATGAAGGCTACACGGCTACGGAGGACAGGGGCCTTCTCCTTCTCGCGTTTGGTGGTGGTGTCGTCGTACCACTGCTCTACACGTTTGATGTAGTCGGCCGGAGTAGGGTCCTTGCCGCAGTATTTGATGGTGGGCTTCTCCACGACATTGTGAATGAAGTGAGTGATGGGGTAGTCAGGCCAGGCACACATCGCCAGCAAGCGGTAGAGGTGCGGCTGCAAGTCGAAGCCGAAGGCCGTGGCCTCTTCGGAGGGAATGCCAGAGGTGGTCTTGTAGTCCCCGATCTCGATGGTCTGGGCGTCTGGGTCCCACAAGGCGTAATCCACCGTGCCGACGAGCGGGACGGACTTGCCGACGTACTTGGCCTGAATCTCAATCTCGGTCCCAAGTAGGCGTTTCTGGCCCAAGCCTTCGGCGGCGTCCCTATGATACGTCGAGGCGAAGACGGCAGCCATTGCCAGGGCCTTCCAGAAGTCCAGCTCCATCTGCTCCTGGACTTGCTTGAGAGATTTGCCGGAGGGCAGGAGGCCCATCCGATTCACCTGCTCCTGGACCAGGCGGAGTTCGTCGGAGTACCACTCCTGGCATTCGGTTTGGACTTTGGGCCAGGGGTCCCCACGGCCTAGCCCGGCCATTGCCAAGTGGAAGGCCGAGCCTGTCCAGAGGGCCGACTTGTACTCGCCCTTGAAGCGAAGGCCGAGACGCTCTCGGAAGAGAGTAATACGTTTGCAGACAGTCTTATCACGGACGGCGGAGCTATGCACACCTGGGTAGAAGATGGCATAGCTCTCCGGCAGGACGCCGTACAGGTCACGAAGTACATGCTCTGGCTTGGGCATGTCCTTGATGAGTCGAAGTCGCCCCCTCTTGTTCGTGAGGTGAACTAGGTCACACTCACGGCCGGGAGGTGGAGTGTATTGGCCGGCAGCAGTTCTCTTCATCGGATTACTCCTTCTTCTGGGTCTTCTGTAGGTAGTAGGGTAAATCGTCCAATTCTTTTGGGAGTAAACCTAAGCGGATCATCTCCCGCGTATGCAAGGCCGAGTGTAAGTTCCAGAAGGCTTGGGCCAGGTGGTCCTCGCCGGTCTCGCCCATGACCCACCGCACGAGATGCCTCCGGCACGAGTCTAAGTACCAGGAGAGGGGCATACCCTTCTCCCAGTTGCGGTCACTGTACTTCTCCGCCCCAAGTTCGTTGATCCGGGCCAAGGCGGCGTCGGCTACGGGCGAGTTCAAGTCGTAACGGCCCTTGCCCTTGGCACGGTCACGTTGGGCTCCTGTGCTGGCCTGGCGGCGTTCCCCCGAGTCTTCCAACTCCAGGCCCTCTACCTCGGAGACAAGCCGGGTACGCTGGGGTTGCGGGGGTAAGTTGCAGCCGACGTTCATCTTACAGGTCTCCTTTCAGGTGGTCGGCGATGACGTGGTGGGCCATCACGCGAAGGATGATTTCGCCCAGGCGTCGGCGGACGGCTGGCTTGGGGGAGCGGCGTGAGCCCCACATCAGCCTCAAGTTGGAGAAGGCCATCATCCCAAGTAGGCGGTCGAGAATCCACCCAACGTCCAGGGTGCGTAGGATGTCAACCTCCGGCCTCCAAATCCCAGACGGCAGCATATCCAAGACGAGGTAGGGGTAGCGACACCCAGCCACCAACTTCAAGAGTGAGTTCGAGAACCGCACGCTGTCCTTGGTGGCGACGTTCTGGACCAACTCTTCGATGCGGCCCTTCCTTTCCCATCGTGAGACGTGCTCATACCCAAGTAAGAGGTAGTCAGCTCCATATCGGCGGAGGCTTGTACGGACTGTCTCGACTGGGATGGAGACGGCGGAGGCTTCGGCGTCCACGGCGGCGGCAGGGAGGCCGGCTAGAAGTTCAGTGTAGTCCAACCGGAGTGTCAGCCTGCCAGGGAAGAGGTAGGGCTGCTTCTCCTCCTTGTCTACTCCGACGGAGAGCTTCTTGAATGGCAGCTTCGGCTTCTTCATCTTAGGCGAATCCGTAGAAGACGTTTAGTTCTGCGCTGGCGGCCTCATCTGCTGTACCCCGAATGATCTCTTTGGGGGCTGAAAGTTCCTCCATTGTTACGTAGCCTATGTGGAAGTTAGAGTACGCCTTATTCAGGTCGGCCTCCGTTAGTGGGCGGGGCGTGCCCATGAAGGAGTTGCCCCAGTAGGGAGAGGAGCCCGTGTACTCGATGGTATCAACCACTACTTCCGTGTGGCCACGAGAGGCAAGAGCAGCAAGGGGCTTGGCCAATGGCACGCACACCGCTGCGGCGACGGCTTTTAAGAAGGATCGTCTTAACATGGCTTATCCCCCTCTATTTGGTGGGATAGCAAAGCTTGCTCTCCCCGTAGCTCGTCGGCAAGCATGGTTATATCATAGTTAAGGTCAAATAAAGATGACCAGACAGTAAGATCAAGAACAAGAGGCAGCCCGTACTTCCCTGCCGCGTCGCTGAAGAGACAGGACAAATTTGTAGCCAACTCGAACGTATCGACCTTGCCGTCCGTATCCAGGTCTAGTTCTACGTACACCTTAGCCATTGTCAGTCTCCTTATTGGGCTATGGTTCGAGCGGGGTAGGATTGGCATGGAGGCCGTCCAAGTAGCCTGGGAACACCTCCAGCACTACAGGCAGAGTATCAACCAGGTCACCATCTAACTCTACGTCAGAGTCGTCTTCGACCTCGAATTGACGCATGACGCTGAGTTCCGCCTCGCCTGGGTTACGAGCCTCGACGTGGTAATACCGACACTGAAGCATCTGGTACTCATCCACCCAGCCGACTAAGATGGTGTACTCATACCGCTCTTCTGGAGGGCGGCCCCTGCCGCGTGGGATGGTCTTGGGTTTTGGCATTGTCAGCTCCTTCTTCTGCTTCTGTTACCATTGGTGTAACTTACCTCTCCACCAGTACGTATGGTTAGGTAAGAGGTGGACTTGCTCGACCTGGAAGTGCTTGCCTTCGACTGTCACGACGGAGAAGCCCAAGTGCCAATCGGGTGGCCCCTGCCGGTAGAGGGGATCGAGCGAGCACAAGCAGCCGTTCTCAAAGCCTTGCAAGACACGGTTCGGGCCGGCTCTCCAGATGTACGTCCCGAGCCGGTGCGAATGCCCATGCAAGACGGAGGAGTTCCATTTACGGATGTGCTTGCCAGCAGACTGGCCCGATTCGCCCTTCAGTTGGCTCCCATGTGTCAAGTAGAGGTTGGTCTTGCCTACACGCCAGGGCTTATCCCACGGATGCCAGACAAACGGCTCCTCAGTAACCTTAAGAAGATGCTGAAGTTTGAGGTTACGCAAGCCAGATAAGACGCCGTGGCCTCGACGGAGGTACTTGGCGATCCGTTGTTCATGGTTGCCCTCGAAGACATGCACCTTGTCGAACCACAACCACTCTGCCAGGAAGTCAGCCGCCTCGTCCAGGTCATGTTGTAGACGGCCGAGGCGTTCAGCCAGCCAGGAGAACGACGGCCCCTTGGAGTAGAGCTGGTCCAAGTCGATGAGGTCCCCAAGTACGCCTATCCAGTTCGGCTTCAGGACCTTGGCGAATCCGTGGACGGCCTGGACTGCCCTTTTGTGCTGGAAGGGCATATGTAAGTCACCTAAGATTAGGCCGACTTCCTGGCTAGTTGTCTTGGTCTTTAATGGCATTCGCATAGCCCTCCGTTGTAACCGTATGGGCCATGCGGACCTGCCGGGTCGTCGGCTCCATAGTGATAGCCGGGCTCTCCGTACCAATCGTCCCCGTTTCCGCAACAATCGCACACCGTTACGTCGTGGTCTTGATTCGTATGCATCCACGAGAGAATTTCATCTATGCCCTGTTCGGCGATTGCCTCTGGAACTTGCTCGATGTTCAGAAAGCCTGTTCCGCCGCAGCTCGTACATGTCATTGGCATTAGTGGTCTCCGAAGCCGTTGGCTCGCATGTACTTGGGCTTCTCGCGTGAGTAGCGATAGTGCCAGACAGCGGCAATGACTAGGATGCCGACCAGGACAGTGGAGGCGATGTCACGATAGAGCTGGTGCTGGATGGCTTTGAGTAAGACGGCTGTGTCGTTCTGGATAGCCGTCTGGACCTGGCGGTTGTCCACGGCTTGGGAACCTCCGCCGGTATTGATCTGCTCCGTCGTGGCAGTCGAGGTCTGCTCCTGCTCTTCTACTTGGGTGGTGGCCTGTTGGTCGATGGAGTCTGGGCTCATAAGCTCGGTACAGCCACACATGCCCATGACTGAGCCTAGGAAGAGCCACACGACCAGGGCGGCCGATACCCACCCCGCATAGCTGAAGAGTTTGTCGTACCAGGATTTCATCTGCTTGTCCTCCTAGTCGCCGCTTCTGTCCCCCCTCGCTCATGGACTTTCACTCTTCGATCTCTTGTTCAAGCTCGGCGATCTCGTCCTTCTGGTCGGCTATTATCCCCTCAAGCTCCTCAATTTCATTTTTGAGGGACTCTATCTTCTCGCAGGCCGAACAGCTGTGGCCCTGGTAACATATTTCACCGTGATCGTTGTTGTCGCAAACCCAGATGGACATAGTAACCTCCTACTTGCTCGTCAATTGCACTTCCGTTAAGAGAACTGTATCTGATCCATAGGGACGACCCTGCATTCTGAGTAGAGGCCGAGGGCCGTGCGGTAGTCCACGTCTCTGCCCGAACGAAGGAGGGGCTTGAGGCGTAGGTCTACCATCGTAGCATAGGACCGCACTTCCGTCAGGACTGCCTGCTGTAACTGCGGCGGAAGGTGGCCAACTTCCACTTCTGATTCAAGGCCTATGCCCTCCTTAAAAGTCTTCGAGAAGAGTGAGAACCAGATGGTCAGCGGGGCTACCGCCTCTAAGCATTCGCATGGCAGCCCGTTGGAAAGTAACTCTTGCTTGTCCTCGTCCTCGTGCATAGGTTAAATTCCTGGTGTGTAGTCGCCGGCGTAAAGTCCACGACGGACAGCTAGGTTGGAGGCGGCCTGGCCGGCGGCAACCTTAGCCGCCGTAAGAGGCTCAGGCTCTCCAGTCTCGGCGGCTATCTGGCAGATAGCCTCTAGGGACCTCTGGTCGCCCAAGATGGCGGCAGTGCTGAGCCCTACGTAGAGGTCAAATAAGGTTGCCTCCTTCAGGGGCACGTCTCCGTTGAGTTCGACGATCTCGTTCATGTTGGTCGGCTCCTTCTTCATGTTTAGTCTCCTGTGCTAGGGGTTGGGGTTACGCGGTCAGTGTAAACTGGTGAGAACGTATTGGTAGTAGCCTTCTTCTCGGTGGAAGTGAAAGTCCATGAGCGAGGGGGGACAGTGAGCCAGGCACGCATGTCCTCCTCTTGCTGGGCGGCGAAGGCGGCGTTGAGGCAGACTCCGACTGGCATGGGCCGGTCGCAGTAAGACATCATGTTGCAGTAGCAGTAGGGGTCATCGCAGGCATAGGCCGACGGGCACATGCCCTTCATGGCGGGGTTTTCCCAGACATGGACGAGGCCAAGGGCATGGCCAAGCTCATGCGGCCAGACTGACTGGTGTGTAAACTCGGTCGAGTCTGTGCCACGGTAGCAGGCGACGGCGATGCCGTGGCCGAAGCCCCACTTATTGTTAGGTAGTGCGGCCAAGCCTGAGCAGTCGCAGTACGGAATCTTATGACAAAGGTAGATGGGCAAGGTGGAGCGTGTCATCTCCCACTGGCGGGAGACGGCCGAAAGCTGGAGCCACTCCGACAATGTATCAATGTCGTATAGCTCCGGCCATTCGTATAGGATAGGCTCCTCCCATAAGATGGAGATGCCCGGCTCGGCCATCGCTGCCTCGACATACTCTTTGCCCTTGGCGATACGTAAGTCGGACCACTCGTGCTCCTCCCCTGATGTGATGAGGAAGGGCTGGATGGTGCCGACGTAGTGAGTCTCGGGCGGCGGCGGGGGTGGGGGCTTGTTCGGATCGACCGGCCGGACCTGGCTACACCCACACAAGCACCCACCGAGGAGGCAGAGTAAGATGAAGCACCACTTACACATCGTTAAGCTCCCTGCTGAGCTTCTCACCCTTATGTATGAGGCCGACGCCTGCCACCCCCAAGAAGAAGGTCTGAAAGGCCTGGCCCATTGGTTCTGGGATGATGCCGGCCTGGCCTAGTAAGCCAGTGACGGCCCACCCGGCTACGCCCAGGTACATCTTGTAGCCGCTGAGGGCATCCCACACTTTACCTAAGAGGGCTTTGATGTCCATACTTATCTCTCCATCTCAGAAGGTAAGTTGTCGTAGTAGTCCATAGCCTTGGCAGCGATGCGAAAGGCTTTCTCTACCATCTCCTGCTCGTCCTCCTGGGTGTCGTTCTTGTCGGAATAGCGTGCCAAGACGCCTGAGAGGCAGCTCTTGGCGATCTCCTCCAGGCGGGAGAGACCAAGGCCGCCCATCACTCCGCGTGTGATCGCCGGCTGGGCCGGGCCTCCGCCTTTCTTGGTATCTGACATCCATTGCCTCCTTTCTTAGAAGTAGCGTACCTCTTCCTCCCAGGACAAGGGGAAGGAGCGTCCATAGTGCTCTTCGAGCCACTTGACGTACTGATTATGTCGGAGGTAGTGCAAGGCGATCTCGCGGGCCTCGTCGTACTCGTGGAGGGGGCCGTCCAGGTCCTCTGAATCGTAGACGTTGAGGGTGGTGCGTGTCAACAGCCCTCGTCGCCGGAGAGAAAATTCAGTCTGACTTTGAGCCCAGAGCATGATGTTCGCCGCCCCTTGCTGCACCATGAAGTTGCAGATGGTCGATTCGTAGTCCTGGCGGTTCGTCGTTGGGCTCTGCGTGAATAGCCTCCCCTGACCCAAGATGGGGTCCATGAGGTAGCCCTTCTCGTCTACCTCCTCGATGAGGGAGTCCTGCCAGGCCCAGAGGTCGGGGTAGCGTTCCTTGACACCTGCTGCGATCTCACGGCACTTCTCCAGGCTGTAGTCGAGGCCTGTCTGTGCCCGTATCGTGATACGCAGGAGGTACTCCGAGCCCCGGTAGATGGCACGGAAGTTATCGGTCTTGCCTACATGGCGGAGCTTAGAGAACTCCTCCTTGGGCAAGTCGAGGATGGATTCGCCGAAGATTTCCACCGCCCTAACCTGATGGAGGTCGCTCTCCTGTAGAAGCGTAAGCATACGGTCATCACCGGAGAGGAAGGCTGCGACTACTAGCTCTATGCGAGAAAGGTCTATACCCAAGAGGAAGCCTGGGCGATGGCGGCTCTTCTTGCAGGCTTTGATGGTCTTGGGGTTAGTGGGTAGGCTCGGGTTCTTGTAGGAGAGGCGGCCCTGCTTCGTCCCGCCCTCAGTGTCATCCGGGTCGTAGTCGGAGACCTGCGAGGGGAAGGGGAAGCACGTCGGATACGCCGTCCCCCTGATTAAGACTTGGCGGCGATCTACCTGGCCGTGCTTCATCTTGACTCCAGAGTAGCCTGTCATGGGGCGGACGTAAGTGCCGAGGAGCTTCTGGAGCTTGCCATAGCGTCGGAGCCACTCCACCGGCCCGAAGAGGGGGTCCGTACCTGACAGATGGGCCTGTACCAAGCGTACGTTGTTGGCCCCTACGCTGATCTCCCCCTTAGTGGGTGTGCGTTCCAGCTCGGGGTGGGTTAAGAGGCCGGCATGGGCGGCGGCGTCGGAGATCAAGTTCCGCACGCACTTGTCCGAACCCTTGCCGGCCAACTTGAACCCTTGCTTCTTCGCCTTGGAAAGGAGGGCCGCCATCCCGGAGGAGAAGGACTGGCCGAGCTTCGTGAGTTGGCGGAAGTCCAGGCAGCACCCGTTCTCCATCAGGTAGACACAGAGCCAGATGATGTCCGAGTACCACTGTCGGGTACGCAGGGACAGCTTGGGCGAGTCCGGGTAGGCTTCCTCGATCTCGTGCTGGAGGGCGATGTAGCAGCGGAGGGTAGCCTCGGCATCCAGGGCGTGATAGGCCAGTAGTTCGGGATGGTCCGGCCTATCGTACCGGACGAACTCCTTGGACTGCTGGCCGTACTTCGCCACTCCAAGTAAGGTGGAGAGGGCCTTGAGGGACCGCTCTGGCCTCACGTCCGACACGAGGTAGGATAAGGCTTGGATGTCCTCCACTTCAACTTCGTGACGGAGGTATAGGCGGAAGGCCTGGTCCCATTCCCTCAAGTAGGATAAGTCGAAGGGGGCGTTAGAGAAGACCCACCTCCGCCGCTTGCGGTAGACATACTGTACCCACTTGAAAAACTCGTTCTGGTGGTCCATGCGTGTTAGGTTGAATACGCCGGTCTTTACGACCAGGCCATCTTCGGCCCAAGAGATGGCGGCGGTCTGTACGAGGTCTTCGGATGCGATGCCGTCGGTGTGGATGGACCTTTGTGGGTGGAAGACAGTCTGTTCTGGGAAGGAGGTCAAGATGCCGTAAGTCTCGATGTCGAGGCTGAGAGGGTAGCTTGAGTCAGGGCTTGCCGACTCGACTGGCGGGGCGACCAGATAATCAACCTCTCCGTGCTGGATGACATCGCTTTCTCCGCGGAGTCTACGAGATAGGAGGGTCAGATGGTCCGCAATAGCCGCAATCGTCGCTGGACTTCTACCGGGCAGGGCATACGCCGGGTGGTAAGTGGAGTAGACTGGGATATGCTCCAACTCCTCGTGCAGAAGTACGAGTTCGCCTTGGCGTTTCAGGGCCTTCTTGACAGATGTACGTAAGATGCCCCTGACCGCTGACCCTCCCAGGAGTAGAAGGGTCAGACGGCCAGAGTACACAGAAAGGAGGTGCCTGATGTCGTCCAGGAGGTACGGGCGACACGCCTTATACTGGGAGTCAGTGGGGTTGGCTTGCTTGGGTAGCCGGCACCGAAGTAAGTTGCCGACGTAGATGTCGAGGTCAGGGACACCTAAGCAGGCCATGCAGTCCCGTAGTACGCCGCCGGACTCCCCTATGAAGCATTCGTTGGCAGCATCTTCGTTAGCGGCAGGAGCTTCACCAAGACAGAGTAGGGCCTGCTTGCCGCGTACTGTGAGACTACAGGGCTGGAAGAGCCGTGTCGGGATGCAGACTGACTGGACGCCCTCGTGGAGAGGGCAAGCGGTGCAGGCCGGGTTGGACTTGAACTCGCACGTCATGGTCTTACCATGCTCCTTCTCAGGGGAAGATCGTCTTACGGCCCTGGAGGGCAGCCTCTCGGTACTGCTGCAACTCACTCTCTAAGTCGTGGATGGTCTGTTCTAGCTGGGCGATGTTGCCATCACGACATGCCAGGAGTTCCTCTAACTCGCAGATAGGGCATTCGTCTTCTGGAGGCCCACCGATGTAGTCTTCCCATTGCTGGATGTGGTCGGAATGGCCGTACATATCAGTGGCCTTTCTTCTTGTGTGGCCGATTGGCGTTGATGGCTCTGGCCTGGGCCTCGGCTGTACGGCGGCTTGGGTGTCCACCACCGTCGCGGGGTGTGCCCTTCCCGGTAGTGGCGATTCGGCCTGTAGCTGCCTCAACTACGCGGTACAGCTTTCCGCGTTTCTTTATGGTGACTGGCATGGGGCTCCTCCTACTTCGTGTGCTCCTTCTGGGGGCCGGATGAACTCAAGGGCCTTGACATAATCGTCAGGGACAATGAGGAGAGGTCCAAGTAAGTAATCCTCCTCACGCCCCTGCACGGCACACAAGACTGCGACTGGGGTATTGACGGCTGTTTTGCACTCCACGAGGGCCAGCTCTCCAGTACGGGCTGCATATGAGATGTAGTCAAGAAGCTCCTGCTGCTTCTGGGTGAAGACGCTAGGTTTATCTGGGGTCGGCTCAGGCATCGGATTCCTCCACTTCTGTTGAGGGTTTGTACTCGTTGACTGGGCCTTCGTACAGGAGCTTGTGGGTGCCGCAGCCGTGCCAGTGTGTTAGCTCGACGCGGCACCAGTCACGGCCATCCTTGTCGAAGACATAGGCATGGACGGCACCTGACCAGCCGGCAGTATAGGTAGCGATGCCGCTGGCGGGGGTGCCACAACGGGTAGCTTCTCCTCGGCTTCCTTGGACTGTGCCGTAGAATCTGGACATCAGGCTTTCTCCGGCTGAGTAGTAGGTGAGAGAGCTTGGGTAGGGATGATAGCGTGGTATCCATCGTCATCACATTTGATCCAATGGGCCAGTGGTGAGAGTGTCTCGGCCGCATCGAAGTCTACCGTGAAACGTACACACAGGTCACACGCCTCGATGAGTTCATATTCGGGGGGGATAGTGCCATCTCCGCCAAAGGCTGCTTTGAACGAACAGCTAGGTTTGGCGTGGCGTATGACGCCAGTACCTCCACAAGCGATGCATTTGTTCTCTGGTGAGTCTGGCATAAGTAGCTCCTTCTGTGTAAGCCTGTGCCGGTGGGCCGCCGACGATGGCGGCCGACGATTCAAGCATACGTCGCCAGCCGGCGAAAGTCAAACGGCGTGGCGGGAAATTTTGCTGGCGGCGTAACCTTTTGCGGCGAAGAAGGTTGCGATGGCAGCCGAAAAATTGAAGCGTGGCTTTGGCGAATCCGCCCTGGCGGGGGCGGGAGTGCCCTTGACCTTCTCGATCCGGCGGCTATGGTCTGGTAGCCTTTTGCTGAATTTTCAAGCCGCAGGAGATGCGAAGTATGAGCCCAACACCGAATAGCAAGGCGGAAACTTACCGCCGGGACCGGGGGGAGCAGTTCCCTGTCCGGCATGAGCAGGACGGGACCTGGTTCCTTGTCACGATGGACCCGGACTCCTGGTACAAGACGGAGGCGACGGCTTCCTCGACGATGTACGACTCGATGGAGCCGGGCGTGCCATATGTCCTGGTGTTCAAGTTCACGACGGGGAGTTTAGCTAAGGGGACTGTGCCGCTGGTAGCTACGACGGACTACGCCTTCAGAATCATGGGGGCGAAGTGGTGCTCCCTCTCTGCCGTGACTGGTGCTACAGTCCAGTTGAAGAATGGCTCGACGGCTATTTCGGATGCGATGGATGTAGCATCGGACAACGCCGCAGTCGAAGCCGGTGAGTTGGACCAGGACCAGGCGTTGATCGAAGAGGCTGACACCCTGAACGCCGTGTTCGGGGCTACAGGTGCGAACAGAACCACTGGAATCCTGTTCGTGACCATCATCCGAGAACAGGATTAAGTGCTAAGTAGGAGTCAAAGAAGTGGGTAAACTTCGAGCGATTGTGCATGATGATGGGTCAGGGCCGGATCGCCGGACTATTGTTGATGGCGGGCATGAAGTCTTTACCATCACGTCTGATGGGACGACCAGGACGTGTAGGTTCCACGATAGCGTGGTGGTTGGCTTCGGTGACGCAGACGACGTTACCATGAAGTGGGACGGCACGAACCTGGATGTGCTGGCCGCCGCTGATGACAGTCAGATTTACTTCGGCGACGGGACCAGCTCGTTCGACATCAGGTTCTACGGGAACGCTGCGGCCGACTTCATGGAGTGGGACGCCTCAGCATCGGCCCTAAAGTTGGATGGTGACGCTCGGATTGACCTGTCGGCGTGTGACGTAGCTGCGGCTAACACGGATGGTGGTGTCATTAAGTGCGGTACGTCGGGGTCTCCGGTCACGGAAGATACGGCGGACATGCGGTTCCTGAACTTCAACTTCGACAACGGGGCCGCATCCGGTGACAACCGTGGCATGTACCTGCGGCTGGCTCTGACCGGAGGTGGCGGCGGGGAAGCCTGCCGTATCTTTACGAATGTGGACTCGAACGTGGGGACGGCCCACGGGGCTCACATCTCGATGGACTTCGATGCTGCTGCTGGCGGGTCGGAGTGCTCGGGCTTGGGCGTGGCCATGAGGGCTACGCTGCACATCCCGAACGTGGCGAGTTGGGCACCCACCGGGACGTATGCAGCCATCCAGGCGGAGATTTATGCCGACGGGGCTAACTCTGATCCGGCCGGGATGACTCGGTTGTCGTTCTTCCGCGTGGTGAACGGTGGGGACGCGACTGGTGCCGCTGACACGGACGATGATGCGTGCCTGTTCCACTTCGATGGGTTTACCGTCGGGGCCGGGAACATGATCGCTGCCAAGTCTTCGGCGGCCGTTTCGCATACGATCAGGTGCTACGTCGCCGGCACGGTGTACTACATCATGCTGAGTAACGCTCAGTAGCGTAACTTCCTGGGGGGGCGACACGCCAGCCGACGGGTTGGCCTCGCCCCCCTTTACCTTGTCTTTCAGGCACTACAAAGAAGGAGCATGAAGATGAAACTCAATGTAACCGAACGCATCACGCTGTTGCATGTCCTGGGACCGCTCACGGGGAGCATCCTGGAGATTCGGACGATCAGAGAGCTGAGGGAGTTGTTGAGCTTCTCCGACTATGAGAGGGAGCACCTCAGCATGAGCTACATCCAGGATGAGAAGGGCAACAATACTGGCGTGACCTGGGACCACACGAAGGACGAGCCGATGGAGCTGGCACTTACCGATAGCCATAGGGAGATCATCTCGAAGGAACTGAAGAAGCTGGATGCCCAGCACAAGCTGGAGGAGAGGCATCTGCCGGTCTGGGATAAGTTCGTCGGCAGCCCGAAGGAGGACAAGCAGAATGAGTAGCGGAATGAGTAGCAGACGCTTAGGGGTAGTTCGAGGTGTCGTACTTGGTAGTCTGTGCTGCCTGTCCTTGATCCTGTGTTGTGGATGTCTTGGGCCGGCGGGAGAGGTGGTGCAGACAGGGCCGAAGGCAGCCGGGCAGGTAGCGGATATTGCCAAGACGCTGGCCTTACAGGCAGTGGATGGGTTGTCCCCTACCGGTGGGAGTAGCTCGGTGGACGCACGGCTGAACGACCCGAGGTATAGGGTAGTAGGGATGGCCGGGCCGGTATGGTTGGTGGACTTGGAGCTGTCCCTTACAGGAGTCGATCTTGAGGGGGAGCTGGCGGCCAAGCTGGAGAAGCGGGCCGAGGCCGACCCTGAGTTGAGGAAGGCTATGCTTGATCTCCTCCGAAATACCGAACTGTCAGCCCAGGAGAAGGAGAGTAAGCTGCTACAGCTCTTGGATGACCTGTTGAAGAACCTCCAGAAGCCGGAGTAAGAGTCTATGTCCGCAGAACAGTGGGGTACATGGCGTCGGCCCCTCGCCGCAGCCAACGAGGATACGTTCGTCACGGCTTTTGAGCCTGATAACTTCGAGGATGAAGGTTCCGACTCCTTCAAGAGGGTGATCTCGCCGCCGCCAGGCTATAGTGCTGTGGCGATCAAGATGTTCGGCACCGATGCCGAGAATGAAGTAGCTGACGTGCAGATTACGGGGTGGATGTTCGACCACGACCAGGGTGGGGTTGGGCCTGGGCAGGTGTTGTGGCAGGGACGGGTGACGTTGGGCACGCATTCGGTGGCCCAGCCTATCACGTCTGGCAAGTGGCCGTCCGGCACGTACTTGGAAGTGAAAACGTATGATCCGAATACGTTTGGGAGCGGACAGGGAGCTAACATAGCCAGGGCATGTACGTTTGAGGGCAGCCAGACTGGGCTACTTATCCTGCCGACGTTGGGCTTTGCCCGACTCGTGCTTGAGATCAACTTCCCCGCCGCGAGCCAGATGGCAAGCCTGGGGGTGCTGTGGAAGCCCGTAGCCAAGACGCCAGAGAACGATCCGAGCGACAACCTGTACTATCCGTACACGTTTAGGCAGACTGTGGACACAGGAGATGGGGCGAAGCAGCTCACGTCAAGTACGTTGATTGCTGGGGCGACGAATCTGTTTGTGCCCGCTGACTCTCCTGGGATGGTGGTAGTGGGAGACGACTCGGTGGACGCGGCCGGGGGGGACGAACAGGGTATGCCTATCTTCGCCGGGGAGGACGGTAGTATTGGACTGCCGCATGATCTCTCAACCCTGTATATTGCTACTGATGTGGACGGCTCAGAAGTGTGGGGCCTGTCCATGCTAAAGAGGTAGGAAGAGGTAGCCGGAGGCAGAAGATGAAGGGTGGTCTCGAAGTACGCCGACGTATCTCCATCGTGGATCAGCCGACTATAGCTGACCTGTGGTATACGTGTGAGCCGGGATTTCAAGGCGATACGACTGGGAACGTGGCTATCCTGGCCAATACGATCTACGCACGGCCTATCTATGTCGGGCAGTCGGTGTGGCAGAATATAGGGGTGGACCAGACCTCTACCGCAGTGGGGACGATGGACCTGGGCATCTACACGGTGGGGGCTGATGGCTGGCCGGATGTAAGGCTGGCACATGACAGCGGGAACGACTTGTCGGCGGCTACTGGGGCTGTTCTGATTCCTCTTGGGCCGACGAGGTTTCCGACTCCGTGGGTGTGGGCGTTGCTGCTGTCGAGCACGGCCCTGAACATGGCCAGGGTAGCACAGCCCGCCGTGTACGCCAGGTGCGGGAGAGCGTCGATAGGTCAGGATTCAGCCAGGTTCTTCTACATGAGCAGGACGTATGGTGATGGGCTGCCGGCGGATATGTCAGCTCTAGTGGCAAGCCCCGGATTTACCCAGGACGTTACCTCCGACATCATAAGGTGGTCTGCTGAGGCCAACTAGGGGAGTAGTGGTATGGGCCAGAGATCGCACACGTCGGCCCCAAATACTCCCCGCATGTCTGTGCCTATCATCGCGGGCAAAGTCGCCGATACTACAGCTACAGTGAACTTGACGATGGATGCCTCCGTGGAGGGGGGCATTGTCGTTAGGGAAGATGGCGGGGCGTATCCGGCTGAACCTACGGCGTGGACCTCGTATGCGGCCGGGGAAGTAATCGAGGAGGACCTGACGGGGTTAGCGGCGGATACACTGCACCAGGCAAAGCTGCTGTACCGGATGCCCGGCGGAGCAGTAAGCATGTCGTCCTCGGAGTGTAGCTTTCGGACGCAGAGAGCCGCTCTCTCAACATTTAAGTTCGGGATAGTGGCGGATCACCATGCCCACGGCAGTAAGCGGAACGGGTATACGGATCGGATTGAGCTTATCAGCATCACGCATCAGAATATGATTGATGCTGGGCTGGACTTCTTCTTTGATCTAGGGGACTCGATCCACTGTGAGAACATAAGCTGGGGGTCTGCTAGGACGCAGCACGAAGCAGAACGTAGGCACCGTGAGTATAGGGACCTGATTGGAAGCCTTGGGATGGCTTGCCCGCTCTTCTTTGTGCAGGGGAACCACGAGGGCGAGCAGAAGTGGCGGACTGAGCATGGTGATCCGACGCCGGACCTGGCGTTGGCCGCCCGGCAGAAGTACATCGTCAATCCGAACTGGTCGGCGGACTTCTGGCAAGCCGGGGCTAGTGTACTGCCGGTGGGGGACTTCTTCAAACGCACGAGTGAGTCGGTCTACGCTTGGGAGTGGGGGGACGCACTCTTTGTTGTGTTGGACCCGTACTGGAGGACTGGGACGAAGCCCCACTCGAACGGGACGGCTGACGACACCTCCGCTTATGAAGAGGACGGGTGGAATTGGACCTTGGGGCTGGGGCAATACAATCTTCTGTATAGCATTCTGGCCGCGAGTAGTAAGACGTGGAAGTTCGTCTTCGTGCATCAGTTGGTGGGAGGGAGGCAGGTAGAGGGGAGCATCACGCCCTATGGTCGGGGGGGGATTCAGTATGTGCCGTACTTTGAGTGGGGCGGCAAGAACCTGGACGACTCGGAGGGGTTTACGGCAGAGCGAGTGGGGTGGACGTATGGGTCCATCCATGACATGTTAGTGGCTGCGGGTGTGACGGCGGTGTTCAAGGGGCACGATCATTTCTATGCCTATGAAGAGTTGGATGGTCTGGTGTACGTGACGTGTCCGATGCCGAGGGATGATACATATGGGTGGGGGTTCAAGACACAGGGCGGCTACACGGATGAAGGCTCGACGTATGTGCAGAATTCGGGGCACGTTGAGGTGACTGTAACCGGGACGACCTCGGTGAAGATAGACTACATCAGGGCATACCTGGCGGGTGACGGCACGAACGGGGAGACGGCCGACACGCATACCATCTCCTAACGACACGACTAGCAGGGGCAGTTTGAATTTGTGGGAGGACGCATCTGCACGGATGCGGGGCTCGCGGCACATCTGTAGGGGCTCGGTGCGACTGTAAAATTTTCAGCGATTTTCGATTTGCCCGATGGCCGTTTGCGTGGTACGCTTGACGTGTCGGCTGGACGTTCCGGCCGTGCCCAGTAGCAGTCTAAGTTGGAGATGCCAGTATGTATGTTCAGCCCAATTTCAAGACGAAGAAGGCTCTGAAGGAGGCGGTCAAGGCCGGCCAGGATGTGTCTGTCTTTAGTCCTGGACCGTTCCCTTGTCCGCAGGATGGTAGGGTGGCAGTGGAGGGGCCTCACTATCCGAAGCCTCATACGTGGTACGCTCAAGTGTTAGCCAAGGGCGGCCAGGTCCAGAAGGTCCTTTCCTAAGTGGAGGTGCAGCATGGGACATTGGATGGTAGTAGGTATGTTGGTTGGGGTATTCATGTGGTGGTTGAACGGCATTGACCTGTAACGGGAGAAGGGTAGGTGTACGTTGCAGACATTCTTACCGTATCCGAATTATGTCCAGTCGGTGTCTGTGCTGGATGCACGACGGCTGGGGAACCAGCGGAATGAGGCAAAAGTGATACTTAGGACGCTCCTGGGAGAACTACATGGATGGAAGAAGCATCCGGCGGTCAAGATGTGGGAGGGAGCAGAGTGGGGCTTGGCCTGCTACTTGTCTGAGTGTATCGCCGAGTGGAAGAAGCGGGGACATACGAACCACATCGTCGTGCCAAAGGTGACTATCGGAGCGTTAGTGCCCTCCTGGTTAGGACGAGAGGACGTACACGCCTCACATAGGAGTCAACTCCTGGATAAAGACCCGGAGTGGTATGGCCAGTTCTGTTGGACAGAGGAGCCGGGGCTGCCCTACGTGTGGCCTATCCAGAAGGAGGAGCAAAATGTGGACGCGGTTCATGGACATGCATAGTGGTGGCGGCCTCAAGGAGAAGTGGCAGTTCATCTATGTTGAGGCCCCGCAAGCAGAGGCGGAGGTTATCTTCTACAACAGGTTCGGACATAATCCCAATAGGATAACGTGTAGCTGTTGTGGGGAGGACTACAGTGTCTCTGAGTCGGAGACACTGGAGCAGGCGACTGACTTCGATAGGAACGACGAGACTTTCGGGCGGGGCGGCATGGACGTGGAGAAGTATAAGGAGGAGAAGGATGTGCTCGTCATCCCCAAGGGGGAGATCAAGGAGGAGGAGAGGCACGGCGAATTGCCGCAGCAGGGATGGGTCTGGGTCAGCTAAGTAGGAGTTAGGCAGATGAAGTTCTATACCGGAGATCAGGTCTTCTACTCGGAGGGTGCGTCCCACACTATGGTAGGGCTAGTTATAAGAGGGAATACTTACCTCCGTAGTGAGGGTTACTACGTGGCGAGTATTGATATGCCTCTACATGTCGTCTCGGTACCGTCTAGCGAGCTGGAACTCATAGATGGTAATGACAGTAGGCGAGAGGAGGTACGCCCAGTCCCAGACGTTCGCGGGCTCTGTGGCCCCCGACAGGGAGAAAAGTCATGCTAAGTAAGAGACAGTTCGGTTCTCGGTTCTCACGTAAGGAGCAGCTTTGGGACGCCCTCATCGTGAATATGTACGATGTGCTGGACATGGTGCCAGCCCTCCCAGTAGAAGTAGTGAGGGCCAGTGGGGGCAAGCCCGAGCATATCGTCATTCGTCGGTATAAGGATGGGTGCGTGTTCCTGGATAGCCGGGGGGAGATAGGTACGGCTCCGGCAGAGTGGTGGCCAGCTCGGGAAAAGGACGGTACAATTAAGCTGGCGGCTTTCCTAGCGTGGATGGCCTGGGGGACGCGGGGGAACCCTCCACTAAGGACAAGGTGTGGGTGTGACGCCGACGGCCTCTGTCCTGAGCATCAGAGAGCGTTGACGGTTAGCTTGGAAGCACTACAGACGGCGGCAGCCTAAGTGGAGGGAACGTATGTATGAATTACCTCCGAGAAGAAGAGGTGCTCCTGAGGTTCCTCCAGGGGAAGCAGGGAATAGGCAGGAGTTGCCAGTCCTTGGGGAGGACACTATGGGTATGGGACAACCCGATCACTGCAAAGTGGGTGGCCCGTTGGAGAGACCTAGCGGGGAAGGTGCTGGAATTCAGTCCTTCAGTACAGAAGGCCGAGTGGAGCAGGAGTGTACGGATTCAGAATCGGTTACTGAATTTGACCGGCTCTTGAGGAAGTATCTTCAGGCCATCATCGACGGCAATCGGGATGAGATTAGGCATTGCAGGGCGGCATTCGAGCATATCCAGGACAGTGTGCTGGAAGCCTGGATAGAAAAGGTCAGGTGAAGCATGTGTTTTGTGGTTGACTTAGCGAAGACATTGACGGTTCGTGCCAATGGCGAGACGGTGATGGAAGGATGGAAGGCTATGTACCCAGATGGTCGCCCATACCTCCATACGGGAGAGAGCCTTACTCCTGGCGGTAGTTTATTGTACGGGCCAGGTTTGTCCTCAGTTCGTGTGGGAAATATTCAGTTGACCCACCGTAGTGTGAGGGGGCAGTATATGTCCGGGGCGGGCCTTCACGTATGCCTGAGCCGGAGCGACGTGCACAGGTGGCTGGAGTATATGGAGGCACCCCGTAGAGTTAATTTGAGGCAGCTGAGGGTAGTCCGAGTCCACTTCAGGTGTAGGGACGTAATTGCCGTCGGCCTCCAAGGCGTGGTGGGACGTAAGATAAAGTGCATGTCCGTCCTTGAGTTGGAGATCAGGCAGGAGGATTGGGATGCTTCTACTAAGGAGATGGAGGCCCACCAGGCGTAGGCACGCCAAGGAAGGAGTTGAAGTCTGATGTGTAAGGACAATAACAAGAAGGAGCCGTACCTGATCCAGAGTAAGGAGGAAATGGAGGGGTGGCCGCCGTTCCCCTTCCCTAACCTGTCAGACCCGGAGGAGTTTGGTGGGGATTTTGTCGTGCCGGAAGTGGAGGGGTGGGAGCTTGAGAGGCAGTTGTTCTGTGACAGTAGTGGGCTCGGCCGGGAGCACGAGCCCTCTCTGACGGTGGGGCAACTCAAGCGTGAGTTGAAGGTTGGGTATGGGTACGCAATTATAGCTAGGGGGCCATTCCAAGTGTATCTGGGGGAGTTCACCCCTCTAGCGACTGCCAAAAGCGAGCACGAGTGGGACGAGAACACCTACATGCTTGAGCAGGACGACCCGGCCCAGCAGCATAGGAGGGGTAGTGATGGCCAGGATGAGTAGGTGTCCGATGTGTCCTGGGAAGGGTGTGTTGCTGGGGAAGCTGGGAGCACGCTCGCACTGGAGATGCCGGGCGTGTGGGATGCAATGGTCGTTCGTCGATAGCAAGTATTTGTCCAAACCCAAGAAGGAGCGTAAGGTATGAGCACGATCTTGAGAATCCACGTTAAGAGTCAGGATTATGGGGAGTTTGTGGCGGAGGTGACGTATCAACCTGATTCGGTCTGTGATGGCTGCTCGTCTCCGTATCAACTGGAAGTGACCGACGCCAGGTGGGGTACTTTTAAAGGGGAAAGGTCGCAGAATTATTCTCCCGTGAAGGCAGCAGCACTAGCGAGTATGTCGAGGTTTCTATTAGGGCAGCATCCATTTGGGGGGGAGGGGGCACTCAAGGAGGACTTGGCCCGGTACTTGGGCACGGCAGGAGCGTCCGCCTTGGTACAGTATTTGGGCCGTGGTGGGGCAAGGTCAGTCCTGGAGCAGCTCCAGAAGGTCGCTCTCGAAGTGTAAGTGGCAGTGTGAATTTGTGGAGCCCCGGCCCTTGTAGTAGGATAAGAATTGAAGCGGGAGTGTCCAAAATGAGGGTACGACAAGGCGGAGAAAAAAAATCGGGACCGACTGGTGCCGTAAGTCACGTGGCGGCAAGGGCTTAGCATTTAGGGCGGTTAACGATCTTGATTTTCCGCCCCGTGTGGGGTATGCTGTGGATGTCGGGCGATGGCCTGGCTTGCTCTTTCACAAGTGCAGAGGCGACAAGCACAGATAAGGATAAGGTGCTAACATGTCAAAGAAACAGAGCAGTACGGACGTTCTTGAGTTCACGCCCGTTCAACCGGGCACAGCGGACCCCTACGGTAGGGTACTGGCGAAAGCTACAGGCTTGCGAGCGGGGTACACTGCCGATGGGTCGCTCGTGCTAGTGGTCCAGCAAGCGAAGTCTTTTGGGTTAACCGATAATAGTCGGCCGAGTCCGGATGGCAGCTTGCAAGCGGACCGGTTCGGCAAGCCGAAACACCCGAATGCGACGTTGGCCAACGGTGCAGTGACAGGCCCGCACAACATGCGGTTGTCCTTATTTTGCTATAGGCTGGCCACCCCTGAGGAAGTTCAGGCCGATACGGCAACCCAGCCGAAGTCCGCCGCTCCGTTGCCGTTGCCGACCGCACAGCCTGTTAGGGGTAAGGCAATCCCCCAGCCGACCGCAACTGGTGGCACATTGGCCGATGGCACGATCAAGTCCATCGGGGGACATATGATGGTGTATGTTGAGGCTGAGGGACGGTTCGTTCCGGTCGAATAAGAAGGAGGTGACGACCCATGCCGACCGGAACGTTAGAGCAATTGGCGGAATGCAAGCACCTACGTGAGCAACATGGATCGAAAGCAATATATCGGGCGGATGCGGCTGAAGGTACGTATCGGGCCGCCATATTTCGACTATGGACGTATGCCTGTAGTCTCAAGGTCTGCAACCCCGATAGGGCCCGTAGGGCGCTGGAGAACGCCCAGACGGCCGTAACGGACGCACAGGCCGCACATAGCGAATTGCTCGCAGTCTTGAAATGGTGTCGGGCAGTAGGGCTTGGCGGAGATCAGTTACAACACATTGAAGAAGTAGCCGCCCGGTGCGGCGTCTATCTAGGCAGTAAGCAGAAGTGATACAATCGCTTGTCGCCTTCTTGTGAGTGGACTGCCCGGCGTAGGGCAGTCGGAGCCTCAAACCCCGTGTCGGTTGCCAGCCGGCGCGGGGTTCTTTTACGCCCGGACATAGAAGCCGGAGATACCCCACCCCATACCTTAAGACATGCCCATGTCCACTAAGTGGAAGACCCCACTGGCCCCCTAGAGAGGCCCCAAAATGTGAGGAAAGGGTAGATTTCTACCAAAAATTCTCACTTTAACCCCCACTGCTTCTCAACCACATCCGTATATCCGCCTATGTAACACCCGTAAGTCGTGCTGCGGCCCGCCCTTACAGCCGTGCAGCCATACTCGAATAAGTAGAAGTGTGAGTGAAAATCGCCCTTTTCGACCCCTTCAGGGGGGTGTTTTTCGCCCACTTATACCCATCCTCCGTAAGTCCCGCAAGGACAGGCATTTATGAGAGGGCCTCCAGGGGGAGGGGGGTGTGTACCTCCCGTCCGATAACTACCCCTTTATGGTTAGGTAAGTATATTTATTTTCATATACAGGAGTCTACCAGGAGTACAGGTACCTTAACTATCTACACCCCGGCGGACACACACCCACCCCCCTCTGGCGAGGCTGTCATAAGTCGCCGTCGCAGCGGCACTTACGGCAGATGCCAAGTTTTCAGCCGAAACGTCGGCGTTTTTGACCCCGCCACGGCCGATTTACAGCCACGCTTCTACTTTTTGAAGCCTGGCTTTGCGATGTAACTCGTTGCCCCGCCGGCACTTACGCAGGCGACTTGCAGATGCGAAAGTCCGAACTTCAAAACGTGCCCAGTCGCGTCCGATAACGCTTCGCCGGTAGAGGTAGGCGACCTGGAAGTCCATTTCACACTTCCGGGCTGGCGGATTATTTTATGAGGATGCCGTTGACTTTTATTCCCGCCGGTATAGAATTGGCAGTTTACCGCCACCTGCTAAGTTGGAGCTGCCACATGCCTGACAACAGCAACCTGACGAAGTTCTTGCAGCCCTACCCGGACGAGCACGTCCTGGGGCCGGCTCTCCGCCTTCGGTCCATCTACAGCCTGGCGGACGAGTTGCACCTTACGGAGGAGAAGGTGAAGAAAATCCTCGGCACCTTCCACATCCCTATCTTCAAGCTGGAGGAAGACAACACCAAGCGGGAGTTCTTCTCCTTGGCTGCCCTGGAGCTGGCACTTTTCCATGCTCTCATGCCGGAGGACATCCGTGCCGACCTCTCTCCATTGGAGAAGGAGGCTATGGTCGTTATGGCCGGCTGCCTGTACGAGACGGCGGACGCCAAGCTCCTCTCGGCACGACTGGAACAGCTAGGTCGAGCTATTGCACGCAAGGTCCTCCAGCAGAAGCCAAAGGCCACCACCAATGCCTAAGCGAGGACGCCCACCCCTACGTAAGCCTCTCCAACGCCCAGCACGACTCTGGACGGCAGGCCATAGAACTCAGGCCGGCGGAGCCCCCAGAGGAAGTGACGGCGGAAACCATCCTTGGCTTCTTCCACCCGCACTCCTATGGCAAGGCCCTCATTAAGTCGAAGTGGACAGTCCAGGATGAGACGGACAGGCTTGCGGCCCTGGCCCGCCAGTCCCAGCATCCGGCTATTGCCCTGGCTGCCATTGAGTGCTTACGCAAGCGTGTCCATGAATCCGCCGTCTTAGGCGGGTATATCCAGACCGGCGAGGCCACCTTAGAGCGGGATGCCAGCGGGGAACGCCTGCTGGCCACCGAGTACCGATCTCGGCTCACTGGTCTTGGTAGCCGTGTCTCAGACTCACTCCGTCAATCCCTGCCACAGATGCAGGTAAACCAATCCGGCCTCTTACCATCCCCGAAGGAGAAGACAGATGCCGAACTTCAGCGAGGACCCGACCCCGGACGAACTAGCCAGCCGCTCGGGCAAAATCCGGTGGAAGAAGAACCAGCGAGCACGGGACACGGCGGACGTGGACCCGCCTCCAGCGACGAAGTGGGACCCTGCTCGCCACCCCAACCCGCCCAGGCCGGACCCCCCGCCGACTATCGACTACAAGGCCGCCCTGGAGCAGGCCGAGAAGCCGAAGCGGAAGAAGAGAGGCCGCCCCAAAGGCTCGAAGAACAAGAAGACCCTCTTACGAGAAGCACAGGAGCAGAAGATGACCAAGACACCACCCCAGAAGCAGAAGCTAGCCCAGAAGAAGCAGAGGAAAGCGGCCGCCGGAGCCGCAAGCCCATCTATGGCCGGAGACCCCCCACAAGGCCGCCCCTCGGTGGCGGTCTCTGCGGCCCCTGTCAAGGTTCCGGGGGATTTTCAGACGGAGTACCAACGGATACTTTTGAATCCAGTGATCCGTGGGGGTCTCTTCCGTCGTAGCCTCTCCGCCATTGCCCGGATTCGGCCGGAGGACATGCCCCCGGACCTCCTGAAGGGCATGATGGACGTACACGAGGCCGGCTGCACCAACGCCAAGCTGGTGAAGAGTACGGTCTCGTACTTGCTGGAGGTGCATCCGAACTGGTCCTCGGCACGGGCGTTGGAGGTCATCTGCGTCATGTGGGCCTGGTCCGTCTTCTCATCGGCCTTCACTTCCTTGGACTTGCCCTTGGCCCAGCCCCCAGCAGAAGTCCAGGACGAGCCCTGCCTACTGGACGGCCTCGATGACGAGTTCATGGACGACGACCACATTGATGCAGAGTTCGAGGAGGCATAATAAGGTAAGTAGTAGATGGACAGGCTCCCACCGCTCATCCAGGACCCCATCCGGCACCAGCGGGAGGAGAACCCTCTCTACCCCCTGCCGCCGGACTACGACTCGCTCAATCGTAAGCAGCAGAGTGAGGCACGTCTGAATGCCCTATGTGTGCAGGAGAACCCGGATGACGTGTCTATCGCATGGGCGTTGTTCAAGGCCCTCTACTTAGAACCACTACGGCCGGGTATCTGGTACAAGCCGCCCTACCATCCCAGTCCGCCGGCCCACTACCAGATCATCAGGGACTTGGCCCAATACCCCCTTAACATCTTCGGTTGCCCGAGGGCATTCGGCAAGTCCACCTTGGGCCGAGAGTGGGACCTCCTCATGCTCTTGACTAGGCCCTGCTTCTCCAAGGTCGCTATCAAGGCTATCGGCCCATTCTCCAAGAGGCACTTCAACCGCATCCGTTGGCAACTGGAACACAACGACCTCATTAAGAGGGACTTCGGAGAGCTAGTGCCGGCACGAGGCAAGGGCGGTCGGGGCTACCCCTTACTCGAAATGACGAATGGCTCCGTCTTGGAGTGTGGGGTGGTCACTGGGCACCTGCTGGGATACCGCCCGAACGAGTGGACATGCGACGACGTTGAGTTCGACCCCCGTATGAAAATCTCCCCTACCATCCTGACGGAGAACCTGCGGGAGCTGCTCCACAACGTCCTGATGCCGATGCTGGACGAGGGCTGCATGGGCAACCTCTGGGGCACTCTCTTAAATAGGCGGTCCCTACTGTATCACGCGGCCACCGTCCCAGAAGATGAGGAGCCCCGCTACTCCGTCTGGAATAGGGTCATCCTTCCACTGGAGATGGGAGGCAAGCTCCTCTGGGAGGAGAAGTTCTCCCGCCGACGCTTACGCTACCTCAAGCATTCGTTGGGTAAGGCCGCCTACGCCGCCCAATGTATGAACGACCCCGGCTCAGACCAGGACCGTATCCTACCCATACATCCACACTTCTCCCAATATGTCGTGACAAAGCCGGATGAGGAGCTGGTCACCAATCCACTACTCTCAAAGGCCAGGCTATTGTCGTGGGTCCGGGGCGAGCCAACCCCTGAAGATCAACTCCCCATCGTCCCAGTCGAGAGGGAATTCGGCGAGACAGTGCAGGGCTTCCACCGCTACTTGCTGGGCGACCCGATCAAGAAACCAGGCCCCAACTCGGACTTTGCATGCTGGATGGTGGTCGGGCTTGAAACGAAGTCAGCCTGGTATACCGACAACCTGTGGTTCCTGGACCTGTGGCTGGAGCGATGCCGCCCGCAAGACTTCATTAAGAAGGCGTGGGAGCTGGCCTTGAAGTGGCGTGTCCGCACGGTAGGCGTAGAGTCCTACGGTGCCAAGATCGAGTGGCTCGAACGCTTAAACTCGGAGTTCCTCCAACAGGCTCAAGTAGAGCAATGGATGCCCCGCGTCCAGGAAATCAAGTACAAGCAGGACATCCACAAGGATAAGGGACGCCGCATCTCTACCGCCTTGGCCTGGCGGTTCGAGCAATTCCGCGTCAAACTACCACGGCACCTGGAAGCCGACCACCCCTGGTCTGAGCTGTTCTACCAGGTGGATAACTTCACCGAAGACTTGGCCATGCTGCCCTTCGATGACGCCATTGACGTGGCAGCCATGTTCACCTACTTGGTGAAGCCGAGGGGGAACTACCTCTCAAGGCCGGCGGATACGGCCCCGGATGTGATGTCCATGCTGGCCAAAGGCATGAGGTACTTCCCTGGGACGAAGATACCTCTCATGGGGGCCTTGAATGCCTCCGACTTGACGCCAGAAGCAATGGCCGGTTTGCAACGCCAGGCCGAACGTGAGGCGAAGAAACACAGCCGCCGTAGTGGCCGAGGCCGTCCGTTGGGCGGTCGCCGGCTACTAAGAGGACTCTGTTAACACAAGGAGAAGCATAATGCCATACATGAAAGTTTTCTCAAAGTGCTGGGCAGTCGAATTCGATGTAGAGGGAATCCGCCTGTTCACGGACGCCGAGCAAGCGGCTGAAGCGGGGCTACTGGAGCGGTATGGAGTTTTGCCGTTTAATTGGTTTTTCGGGACGAACGAAGGCTGGGAGGGGGACGAGCACGATGGAACGTGGCAAAGCGTCTACACACGACACATCGTAGTGCGAGAGATAACGCAGGCCGAGTACCAGCGGCTACGGGACCTCCTTGGCTGCCGGACGGAATTTGGGCATTACCCCTCCCTCTTAGATGAGCCAATGTGTTACCTGGAGGAGGAAATAGCGGAGTGGGGCCTTAACGAGGAGGACAAGTAATGCTAAGGCCGAGGAAACTGTACGTGGCCTCCCACAACAGGGAGAACGCCCAATCCGTCCGTGACCAGCTCTTACGGGCAGGCCACCAGCCTATCTGTCAGTGGGTAGATCGAGCGGAAGAGTGGGATCGTGGCTGGCAAGCCCTCACCCAGAAGGAGAAGTACGCTGTCGTCTACCGCGACTTGCACGATCTGGAGCGGGCGGTAGACGGCCTAGTCTTGCTGGCCGGCCCGTCGGATAAGAGCTGGAGCGGCGGCAAGCACGTTGAGCTGGGTTACTGCCTGGCTTTACGTCGTCCAGTATGGGTAGTAGGAGAGGCCGAAAACGTCTTCCACTTTCACGATGAGGTGAAGGTCCTCTCGTCGGTCGAGGCCCTGCTGGATGCCCTTGCCCTTCCCGACTAGCCGACCTAGACTGAATGGAGGAGCACCCGATGCAGAAAATCCCAGGCGTGAAGCACGCACCGTTGGAGTGCCTGCATAAGTGGGCCGCCGCCGCCCTGATGTACTCAGACGGTATAGGACCTTGGGAGGCCACGGCCCGGATACAGTCCCTTGGCAGGAACGCCCTGTCCAAGCTGATCCGCCGCAATTACGACGGCCTGCCTCAGACCATGAAGGAGGAGCTACTGCCATGCGATTCCACGAAGCAGTCAAGATACTAGAAGAAGGTGGGCAAGTTTACCGGCCCAGAGTACATGGTACTATTCGTCTTGCAGAGGACGGGCTGAACTATATCCCGGCCCATGAGGGGCTACGTCCGATGATGTATGTACCGTCACAGGAAGATTTCCTAGCAGATGACTGGAAGGATGCCTCGCCATGCTGCCAGGCTTTGTAGACCACCGGTTGACGAAGGCGTATGCCTTGCTTGCAGAGGCATTTACGCTTATGACTCAGGTACAACTGGAACATGCGTCGGCTCCGCCTACACCTGAAGAGGCCACCCCGGAAGCCCAAGCCAGACTTCGAGACATGGTAGAACGTGCTGCCGGCCGTCCATCCACTCCACCCCAGAAGCAGAAGAGGCCGAGGCTTGCACGTCGTCTCGGCCCGGCGGATCGGACGCGGTATTTCCCTAAATCCAGTGGTGCCCAGGTATTAGAGGGGCCTTGCCTTTTGGATGACGTAGAGGATGAGCAGACTGATACTTCCGCCGCCGGAAAAGCCAGGTAAGCATAACCCGGCCTTAATTGATGCCTTAGAGCATATTTCGCAGGCTGCCATCCTGGAGAGGAACCTGCACCAGATTGGTTGGTTCATCACCTCTGGCTACTTGCAGGGCTACCGCTCCTTCCAGATCGTCAACTACGACGAGGGTACAGTCGAGCTGGAGTATGACGACCCGGACGAGTCCTTGGGCATGCCCGGTGTACCCTTCCGGTGGGAAAAGGCACTCGCCGACATCCAGACGGAGATAGGCCGCTTGTGTCGCCTAGACACCCGCCCCAACACGAAGAAGCGTGCCTTCTCCTTGGAAAGTCTCCGCGAGGCATCCCTGGCCAGGGTTTTCCTCGACTACCTGACTCGCTCGACGGAGCATAGATCATTCTACTTGGACTTCTTGACGCAGTTGGTGCAGTACGGTACGGCGGCCATAGGGTGCTGGGCGGACTCACCCCAGGCCAGCCTGTATTCGCAAGACGCCCCAGGAGTCTCAGTCCAGTGGGAGATCATCCCGCCCTGGGAGTTGCTGGGCATTCCTGCTGCCACCTCACAGCCGTCCGATCTGCGGGGGATTTGCCGGTCGAGGATGTTTCCCCTACGGCAACTGGAGCAGATGCAGGGCGTCATCCTTCCGCCTAAGAAGTATTGGGGGGAGCTGAATATCCAGGAACTCCCATACGGGGCCGTCTTTGACATGCAGACCTCGGGGGCCGGCACGCCCGCAGAAGGCGTGGGCGTTTCCTTCTCAGAGATGTTTGACCGCGAGGCCCGTGACCAGATGGACCGGGCCGCCGAGGGTAAACTCGGCAAGCCTCACCGCGACTTCGAGGAGTTCGTCCGCTTGCAGGAACACTGGCTCGTCGGGCCTGACTGGTCCGTCCAGCGGTACATCGTCCGTGCTGGGAATTGGCCTGCCGCCGACACTTCATACCAGAAGAAGGTCCCTTGCCCTGTCGGCATCGGCAAGTACCAGGATACGGGCCACTTCTATGGCCGGTCCTTCTCGTCGAAGGTGATCCCGTTCGTCTCACGCTTGGAACGGCTATTGTATCGGCTCATTGGCAACGTGGAGGATATGGACCGCTTTGGGTTCTTGCTGATGCCGATGGGGATGGGCATGTCCGAGGAGGACTTCATCGAGAAAGGTACGCCCCGTGTTATCCCCTACCAGTATGACCCGTCGTTCCCGCGTGACCCGGTGCAGGCCGTCCAGCCTGTCAACTCCTCCGACTTGCCGGGGAAGGTGGCGTCGTTCGGGGTGGACATGGTGGACCGCTCGACCAACCAGGGACCGTTGATGGGCGGCCAGGCCCCCGGCCGTGCGGACTCTGGAGAGGCGTTCCGTGTCCTGGCCGAGACGGGCAGCACGAACTTGCAGGCCGTAGCCGCCTCCATCCAGAAGGCGTATGTGTCCTGCTATCGGTGGATGCTCCACCACATGTCACAAGCCTTGAGGGACCCCGCCGCCGTGGCTGCCACGATCCCGTTGGCTCGGATTGACAATACCATCATGGGCGTAGCCGTCGGCCCAGACGGGACTATCTCCCTCGAAGGCGGAGCCCTGCCCGATCCGTGGAATGTCCAGATCGAGATTATGTCTACTGATCCGGTGCGGACGGAACGCCGCCGAAACGAGGCCATCCAACTGATGCAGCTTGGCCAGCTCGTCCCGAATGAGCTGGTCATAATGAACTACCGGGAGGACTGGGGCTTGCCCTTGGGGAAGAGGGCCTTCTACGAGAACTACGTCAAAGCCGTGATGCACAACCTCATCTTGTTCGGGGATGGACGGACGCCAGGGCCGCCTGAGAAGGCGATGCCGCATGATACGTTCGACATCCCAGCGGCCCAAATCCTGGCCTTGCAGGAGTTCACTAGCACGTATGAGTTCTCCCTGGCGTCCAAGGAAGTGCAGGATATCTTCCGCCAACGTATACGGGCGTGGACGCCGGCCGCTGGGGGCCTCCTACCGCAGGGGATGCCGAACCCAGAAGATGCGGCTGCCATGCAGGCCCAGTTTGCCGGCGGACTCCCTAACGTGGACCTCCAGAGCAGGATAACCTCCCGTGTCCAATAAGGCCAAGAAGGTGGAATTTCCCATCCAGTCTGTGAGGCTAGGAGACGAGTGCTTATCCGTGCGGGTCCCGGCACGTTGGCCTTCTAGCTTGAAGGACTACCAAGGTCTGTATTATGGGCATAATAATACAGTCCAGCTCAAGAAAGAGGACAATATCCCGTGGATGCTGCGAGTTTTATTCCACGAATGCGGCCATGCCATCTGGGCTAAGTTCGTCGTGCCGGCCCTGCTCCTGGCGATGGCCAGCGGAAAATACCGCCTGAACGCCAACGACCTGGAGGTCCTGACTAAGATTCTGAATCGCGTCGGGGACATAGAAGAGGCTATCGTCGAGTCATACACCACTGGCCTTTTAACCCTGATGGATAGTAATAAACCATTTATCCGGCTTTTGCTGGAGGAGAATAACACCACCAAACCTAAGAAGAAGAAGAAGAAGTAGGAGAAGCAAGAATGCCCGACCAAGACACACCGCAAGAGTGGTCCGAAGAAGTCCTCAAGTCGGAGAGGACCTTCGAGATCAATGGCCAGAAGCGTACCATGACCTTGGAGGAGGCCCTGCCCTTCCTCCAGAAGGAGCTGGCTGGCGATGCCAAGCTCCGTGAAGCTGCCCAGCTAAAGCAGTCTTTGGAAGGCGACCTGTCGGTCGTCGAGAACCTAAAGTCAGGCTTCAAGGAGAAGTCCGTGGACAAGCTCCGCACGGCCCTGAACAGCCTGGGCGTGCTCACCCAGGAGGAGGTGGACGCCATGCTCCAGCCGCCCAAACCAGTCCGAACCCCCGAGGACGAGCCAGACGAGGACGACCTGGACCTGGACTTCGACGAGGACGAACCCGGCAAGAAGCCTAAGAAGGGCAAGCAAGATAAAGCCCTACGTTATGTCCAGTCCTTGAAAGACCAATTAGATGACGCTCGGGAGGCGATCAAGCAGATGCAGGACTGGGCCTCCGACACCGAGACCAGGAAGAAGAAGGCCCAGCAGGACGCCACTGGCCTCCATGCCCGCCAGATGGTACATAGTGCCCTTGACTCCCACCCGAAACTGTCTAAAATAGTGGCGAGACTGAAGGATGACCCGGAAGCATTGGGTCGCTTTCAGGATCAGGCTTGCAATTTCGTCGGCAAGCGGTCGGCGGAGATCAAGCCCTTCGGACCCCGGACTATTTCAAAAGGTCTGGAAGACCTGGAGAAATACCTGCAAAGGACGGGTATCCGACTTGACGACCCCGATGACGGCGGGCTCCTCGATGAGGGCCTGCTGGAGTCGATTGGTCCATCTGGCACGGCAGCGTCTTCCGGCACCCACCGCCGCGAATTAAATAAGCCCGTTAGCATAAATGACCCGGACTACACCAAGAATCTGGCCTTGCGGCTAGGTGGCTTTGGGGGCTAATTCGAGTCTTGCAACGGCGTGAGACGGCCTAAGTCCTGGGTCAACCCCTAAGTAGAAGTTGAGGTCTACCTAAAATGGCCGACACTGTTATCGAGAACATGTCGTCCGTCATCGAGGTGGATTTGACTCGCGGCGTGCCGGACTCACTCCCGGCCCTCGACTCCTTGTGGAAGAAGTTTTACACCACTTGGATGGGGGTCATTCGTGACGGCATCGGGGCCAGTTGGAAGAAAATCTGGACGTTCTCCGAGAACAACTCCGGCGTGTTCAAGTGGGTTACGCCCCTTGGGCCGGCGGCTACCGCTGCGGACACCTCTGTTACGAACGATGGATATGCCCATAGTTCACAGCCTGGACTGCGATCCTACCCGAGCATGGACGACTCCGTTTGGCCTGCTTGGCTACAGAAGGAAGTCCAACTGGCTATGGGCGTCGGAAACCTTTTCCTGCCCCACGAGTACAGGCGTGCTACGAAGCTCGACGCCTGTATCGTCGATGCGGTCGAACTCATCATTAAGGGGACGGCTAAGAACGTCGCCTTGGCTGAGATTGGGGCCTTCTACGCCCACGACTCGTCCCGGTCGTTGGCTATCGTGGCGAATACGCCTACCCTTTCTGGGAATAGCTGTACGTTCCCGGTCAAGGGCGGGTCGATCCGCCAGCTCCAGAACGGGATGCACGTTGACATCTACGACTATACGGACTCGTTCGCCACGAAGCTGAACGGTACGGCCCGCGTGGTGGTAGACGGCGTGCGGTACGTCGTTGACACCACGAACGATACCGGCGGCTACGGCATGGTCACACTCCGACATAACCAGTCGGGGTCGGACTGGTCCGCAGTCTTTGGGACGGCCGTGGCGACGAACGACATCATCGTCCTGGCCGATTCGTGGGATTCGACGAACACTCGGTCTTATGGGCCGGTGGGGCCTGAGTCCTGGCTACTTGCCTCTGGTGCGACTCCGTTCGGGATCAACGTCACGACCTACCAGCAGTTCGTCTCCGTCGTGAACGACGTTGATGGCAGCCTGACCGAGACGCTGCTGAACCGGATGTGGGGCCGCTACTTTAAGGCTTACGGCCTGGCGGACATCCCTGATACCATCGTGACGAGTACGGGCGTGACGACGAACTATGTCGAGAATAGGTCGTTGTCTGCCCCTGGCTTCGTCGTGAATCGGGACCAGGGTGATCGGTTCATGCTCGGCGAGGGCTATGAGATCGGCAGTGCCCCGTTCGCCTTCCACGGCCAACGGGTGGGCTGGTACGATACGCCGTTCATGCCGTCGCTGTCTGATGCTACGGATTCGACCGTCAATGGCGGCCGGCTCTGGGGCCTGAAGACACGGGACAAGAACCTGAATCGGCTGGTGCCTCCTCCGATTGGCTCGTCCAAGACGTTGGAAGGCTTCGGCCGCGAGATCGAGTTCACCTATCCGATTGGTGGCCCGATGGGCATTTGCAAGCCCTACCACGACACCAACGGACGGTCCACGAACATCATGGAGGCCCCGTTTGAGGTGATGAAGGCGATTGTCCCCAAGACGATCCCCGGAATCAAGATGACCAGCCTCAGCGAGACCTTGTAAGTCAGTGTAAGGGGGGATTGGTCGGCAGCTCCTTCTCCCTGTGCCGGAGCGGGGGGCCAAGTCAGGCAACTGATGCGGCCCCCCCTCCTATGCTGCCGGAAAGGAAGAGTAAGATGGACCTTGGAGCGTTAATCTCACAAGTTCTGTTCGAGCTGCTGCGTAGCATCCTATGCGGCTTCGGCTACTGCTTCTAACACGGCCCTAAGTGGGAGAAGGAACGATATGTATATCCCGATTGACTTCGACCCAGAATGGCACGCACTCCGGCCGCTTCCCGTGGAGTCATCCCTCCGCCGGGACACGAAACAGCCCAACATCGTCACCTACTTCCATAAGGGGACGAAGAAATGGCTCGTCGCCTTGAAGAGTGCCAACGGTCGCCAACTCTTGGAGCTGGACTATGTGGACGGCGTGGACGGCACACAGACGTTCCCCCAGTCGCGTGAGCACTACCAACGCCTGGTCAGGCTCCTGACCGTCCTCCTGGAGAAGAAGGAGGTTAAGCGTCGGCTACGCCAGCGGGAAGCCGCTGCCGCTACGGCCCACATCGAAGAAGAGGAGGCAATACGGGACGCCTACCTGACGATCTATCGGGATATGAAGCGAGCACATGGAGAGCACCATGCGGACCAGTGGGCTCGTCGGGTCGGCTTCAACTTTGACAGGCGGAAAGTAGCGATGCCTGGAGGCATGTACTAAATGTCTGGGCCGTATGATGACCTCTCGGGTAGCGGGATTCTCACGGGCATCGTAGCCAAAGTCCGTGAAATTCTGGAGGAGCCCGTCGATTCTTCAAAGTACGCCAACGCCAGAATCCTGGACTACCTTCGTGATGCCCAGATGGAAGTCATGCGGGAGATCAATGCCTTCAACGGCTTCAAGGTACACTGCCGGTCGAACATCACCATCACGGCGGACGCGGAGTACCTGGCCATCCCGCCTGTTGTAGGCAAACTCATTGCCCTAGAGAAGATGTCTACTAGTACGCCTGCAACGCCGAATTGGGAGATTGTCCCCTCCCATATCCTTGAGCCGGAAGGTATGGGTATCGGCCTGGAAGGTCCAGTCATCCAGATCGACCCAACCTGGGAGGAGACGCATACGCTACGGATGACGTACATCCACTCAGGGGAGGCCTGGCCCCATGAAGGCACAGCCCCAGCAGGAGACCACGACGACTGCACCATTACCTTCCCTGCTGCCCCGACAGCGGGCACGCTGGATTTGCGTGCGAATGCGTATGCGGGCTACGTCTTGAGGTTGCTGGATGCCGACTTGCAAGGAGGGGAGTACGCCATCCAGGAGGAGCGGATCATCACGGCATATGAGCCGACGACCCGTGTGGCTACTTACGCTCCGGCGTTCACGAACGAGCCAAACTACGACGGGGCGGCCGTCACTTACGAGGTCGTGCCCCTGCACACGATGAAGCTGAACTACGTCATGGCGTGTAGGACGGCCTTGATGCTGGTACGACACTCACCAGATGCAGAGAGGGCAGCAGGCATCCTGGAGGAGTACCGGATGTCCATGCGGAACCTGAAGCTGGCCTACTCTCAAGCTCAAGGTAGGTCAGGCACCACGATGAAGAGGGGCCTCGGCCGTCGAGGTCGTGGAGTCTGCTAAGTGCAAGTTTACCCACAGACAGACACATACGATGAGCGGCCGGCGAACAACATCTTGCTCGTGCGGGCATTCCTCG